GGGTGCGGAACTCACCGTAGGTGAGGACACGTTCCTTCATCGGAGGCTCCTTCCCTGGCGGAGAAGGGACTTCTCCGCCTTCGTGAGCGAGCGCAGCCAAGCCTTCTCGGCTCTCCGAGCCGAGGACGCAAGCTGCACCGTGGACTGAGCCACGGCGTCGGAGACGCCGACCACGGGGGGGCGGCGGAAGGCACCGAAGGTGCCTCGCATTTTCAGCCGCTCCGAGCGAAGCTCGGAGGACTGCGACCTGTTCAACGACCCCACCGAAGGTGGGGTGACGAAGCTGGACATGCGTTCCTTTCGTTCGGGGTCACCAGCACAGCGTCCCCCAAGGGGGACGCTGAACAAGAGATCCCATGCAGGTGTTCAGGGGTCGCTCGTCCGCTCACAGTCAGCGAAGCTGACCGGCGGCTAGAGGCTCAATGTGGTGGCTCCCACCGAAGGTGCGATTCGACTGCTCGCACAATCCGTGGCTACACAAGGCTTTCAGCCTCACGACGGGGATTACGAGGGGATCGACCGCATCCTTCGTGGCGAAGCCACTCACTCGGACGGCGGAACCCTCGACCGGCCTAGCCTAGGCTGCTGTCTGTCAGCCATCGACCGCCGGGCACCGACCAATCTAGACGACGACCTACCGACCTGCAAGTCGTCGATCAACTACCCTGTAAGGGTATGGATTTCGTAAATCCTCATTTTTGGCTCAACCATGCTGTCCGCCTTCGGCGGTATCATGTGCATGTGATCGACCGTCACACGCTGCGCGCGCCGTCAGCAGAGCTGACATCCGAGCAGGCCGAGCCAGCCACAGCCCTCAGCGCCGAGTCAGGCGCGGTCTCACAGGGGGAGCCAAAGGCTCCCGCGTGGACGGCGCGCAACTCCGCACCAGGGCCGAGAGGCTGCTGGGCGCTGAACAAGGAGGGGATGCCTTGCGGTTCGGCCCGAAGGGCCGACTCGGACTACTGCAACGCTCACTCCGGGATCGGGGTGGCTGGTGACCCGAAGGGTCACAGCCAAGTCGGAACAGCGGCGAGCGCCGAAAGCCGCCGTAGGCGGGCCGCTCTCAGACTCGTAATCGGCTCAACTCGTCTAGATACTCCAAGGTCAGCCCTACGGGCTGTGGCGGTCGTGAACGCGGAGCGGCTGGCCGGTCGCGCAGTCGGCGCTGCGTTAGCCCCGCAGACCCCGGATGTGCAGGCGGCTCGGCTCGCGTTGGACATCATCGACGCCGTTGATCCGAAGATATCCACAGTCACTGAGGTGACTGGGCCGTTGTCAGCCGAGGCAATAGACAGCATGACCTTGACCGAGCTTATGAGCTTCGCTCAACAGCAGGGCATCACCCCTCCCCAAGCCATCCCAGCCCCATTAGGGGCTGTGGTAGAAGGGGCTGTGGATAAGGGCGATGAATCAGTCCTAACGGATTGATTCTCACACTCGTACATGCCCCACCAAGCCCAGCAGAGCTGGGCGTGGGTGGGGGGTATGCCCCCGCGCGCGAGTGGTGCGCGTGAGCCTCTGACTGGGACTCTGGCTCCCCGCCCACCCACCCGCGCGGAGCTTTTGCGAGCCTCCCGACCGTAGTTGCGTTAGTTGTGTTAGTGTCATCGCATGGTTGACTCTGTTGACTCTGTTAGTGTCACGCTCCGCTTGCCCCGTGACGTGTGGAGAACGCTGAAGATCGAGGCTGCGCGCCAGGACAAGTCGGCGGCGGCGCTGATCCGCGACGGGCTTGCAGCCTCAGCGTTGAAGATCCGTGAGCGGGAGGCTGAGCGTGCCTCCTGAGTACCCTCGCTGTGTGCGCGGAGGCCCTGCACTCGGAGCCTTCCTGCTGCTGATGTTCGGCTACGCGGTTCTGGTCTTCTGGTGGGCGCTTCGGTGAGTGAAAAGAGCTGGTACGAGGTCAGGTTCTACATCGGCCCGACCACGGAGGATCACGCCCGTGAGGTCGGCCTGGGGATCCTCGCCCTGCCCGAGCTTCAATGCTCCGGGGTGTGGCTCGATGAGCTGAAGGTCATGCGTGCCGTGCGCGTCCCCGACGGTGACGGCGAAGTGAGCCGCGAGCCGGGGCACGGCTACACCAGAAGGCTCACACGGAACGAGCGCAAACTGGCCCTGACGCTTGCCGAGCGCGAAGGTGGCGAGACGCGCAGGTGGATGAACCTCGTCTTGGAAGCCTACGACGCCTGCGATGCCGAGCGACGGGTTGCCGATGCCGAGCGTGATCGGCTGGCAGAGGCGCTGCGCCGAATTAGCGAAGCGCCCCATAACCATGACGTAGGACTGATCGCCGAAGCTGCTCTCGCGTCTATGGAGGAAGGCGGGGAGTGAGGCTCTCGCTGGCGCTCGCTCTGGCTGTGCTCCTGTGCGGGGCCTCACCGGCCCCGGCGAAAGCACCGCCCGAGCTGGCGCGGCTGCGCGCCCAGAATCAGGCGCTGCGAGCAGAGATCGTCGTGCTGCACGCGCGGATCAACCAGCTCTACTCGGACATCACCGACTGCGCCTCCAGGCTCCCTCCCCCGGTCGGGCCGTGATCGAGTTCTTCGTCCACGGGATGCCCGTCCCCCAAGGCTCCAAGCGGGTGATCAACGGGAACGTGGTCGAGTCCGGGGGCGCGCGCCTGCGCGAGTGGCGGAACCTGTGCGCGGACGAGTGCCAGGCGAAGATGAACGGGGCGGAGCCTCTCACCGGGCCGGTCTCGGTGCGGGCGATGTTCTACCTGCCACGCCCGAAGACCCACTACGGCACGGGGCGCAACAAGGAGCTTCTGAAGGGGAGCGCCCCGCTCGCCCCGACCGCCCGCCCCGACATCGACAAGCTCACCCGCTCCCTGCTCGATGCGATCACCGGGATCGCCTTCCGCGACGATGCCCAGGTGGCGCGGCTGTGGGCGGAGAAGCGCTGGTGGCATGTGACCGGGCGTGCGTTCGGCTCCGGGACGGGTGCGCATGTGACGATCTGGGAGATCGACTAGCGGAAGTGCGCCACCAGCAGGGCGACGAGCAGCAGAGCCATGATCAGTAGCGCGGCGACCTGCTGACCGGCTAGGCCAGCAACGGCCATTCGGCTGGGTTCACCCCGGCTGCGTGGTAGACGCCCGCGTCCGTCCACATTCCTGGTGAGCAGTTCTCCTTGTAGGCGGCGAGTGAGGGGTTCCAGCCCGAGCCGGGCTGCTCGTTCGAGCCGTCGTAGACCCCGAGGCAGATCGAGCTGATGTTCACGCCCCCGGCCCCGTACTGGTTCGGCCACGGCCCGCCCAGGTTCGTGTAGCACTCCCCGATCACCGCCAGGGTGCCTGCGGCAATCCGGTTGTTCGCGTCCGCCCTGGACGCCTCGTTCCAGGCGTTCGGGTTGGCGACGATGATCCCGAAGCCCGCCGCCATTGCTGTGTCGTACTCCTCCTGGGTCTCCCCCTGCCCGATCGCCCCGTCCAGGTGGTACTTGTCCCGCAGGGCGATGATCTGGCTGGCGGGGATCTGCGTCTGCACCCCCCAGGAGAACAGTGTCCTCCCTTGCGCGCGGAACTGGTCGATCAGCGACTGGGAGAGCCACTCTTTGTAGGCGTCGTCGGCGGTGAACGCGACCTTCATTTTGTGCGGGGAGTTGAGCGCCGCCGCTGGATCCTGGGCGCAGAAGACCACGTTCTTCGACAGCGTGATCAGCGACGAGTCAGGAGGCGGGGTCGGGGTCGGGCTTCCACCTCCCCCGCCGCCACTTGCGCTCTTGGTCTTCTCCAGGTCGGCCCCGGCCTTGTACCACTCCGTGTTCTTGTACTTGTAGCTCGGGTTCGTCCGAATCTCGTTCAGGTACTTGTCCCAGCTCCAGGAGGCAGCGCGGGCGTGTTTCCCGGCTGAGGCTTCGAGTTCCTGCTGGGTCGCCATCCGTACACCTTATTACTGTGTGCGGATGCCGCCTGGCCCTTGGCCTCCCCGGCCTGCTCCGCAGTTCCCTCCCTACACGTCGCCCATCACCCCGGCGCGCTGGTCGGCGCTGTTCGGCCCCCGGCCCCAGCGAGTCCCCGGCCAGGCAGGCCCCGGCGGATCCCCGTTCAGCTCCCTCCCCTCTGTTGCCGCCTCGTTCTGGAGTCTCCCGCAGAATCGCGGCCTGCGCTTCAATGCGTTCGCCAAGCTCAACCCCGGCCAGGTCACTGACATGCGCCACTGGCAGGCAAAGCCTTTCGACCAGCGGACGATGAACCTGATTAGGTTCCTACGCATGAACCAGCCCCAGTACATGAAGCTGCTCGCCGCAGGCTACGAGCCTCACCTAGGGAACTACTAGATGTCCTCCTGGTACGAGCAGCCCTACCCCGGCGCGCCGATGGTCGAGGTCGCTGGCTTCCCGAGACCGCTCTACCCCCCTGACGCCGCCGAGCACGGCAAGCGCCCCTCCGAGAACGGCCCCGATGTCGAGGCCCTGAAGCGCACGGTCAGCCGCGCGGGCCGCTGGAAGTGGGGGTCGTTCGACCAGGCGTTCTCGAACGGGTTTGCACATGGAAAGAGCGGCAACGTCGGGGAGACCGGGATCGCCGGGATCCAGCGCCAGCAGCACCTCGATGACACCGGCTGGGTGGGGGAAAAGACCTTCAACGTGCTGCGCTCGATCAAGATTCCGAAGGGCCTCCCCCACGCCGGGGAGATGGCGATGGACGCAACAGCGGTCAGGCTGATCAACGAGGCCTGGGAGCGGTTCGGGGGCGCAGCCGCGCCGCCGCCCTCGCAGGGGACGCTGCGCCGCGCCGCGCTGGAGCGGGCGATCAACGAGCTGGGGATCACCGAGTCACCAGCCGGGTCGAACGACAACAAGTACGGGCGCTGGTACGGGATGAACTACCAGCCCTGGTGCGCGATGTTCGTCACCTGGTGCTTCGAGAACTCGGGGGACTCGCCCTCGTTCGTCCAGGGGTCGCGCTACTCCTACTGCCCCTACATCGTGGACGACGCCCGCAACCGCCGCTACGGCCTGTCCACGACCGACGACCCGATCCCCGGCGATGTCGTCCTCTACGACTGGGCCTACGACACGATCTACGATCACGTCGGCATCTTCGAGGAGGATCTCGGCGGCGGGTCGTTCAGCGCGATCGAGGGGAACACCTCGACCTCGAACAACTCGAACGGCGGCCAGGTGATGCGCCGCACCCGCTCCCGCTCCGGGCAGGGCACCTGCTTCGTCCGGGTTGCAGAGCCGTAGTCCGCTCGTCCGGGCCGAGAGCAACACTTGATCCGTGCTCGCCATCATCCGGGATGAGCTGCTCTACACGCTGTTCAGCCTGCTCATCCTCGGGATCATCTACCTGGCGATCGCCGTCTCCAAGCTGCGCGAGCGGATCGCCAGGATGGAGGGCAGGTACAGCCGGGAGAACGGGCGCTGAGCGGAGCCGCCCTTCATGGCTGGCAGCTCGGCACGGTCATCCTCGCTGGGATCCTGGTCGCGGGCTTCCTGCTGGTCATGCTGATCCTGCGCGAGGGCCGCAGCCGCACGGTCAGGGTCGGCGTGTTCGTGGAGCGCGAGGAGCTGGGGAACCCCGAGTCACCGCCTGACGAAACCCCCACAGAGATAAAGGAGGGAGATGCCTGGTAAACAGGTCAAGGATTGGGCGCAATACGAGGCCCTGCGGAAGGAGGGGTTCTCGAAGCAGTCCGCCGCGCGGATCACGAACTCCTCCGTGAAGCGTTCAAAGGCGGCGAAGAAGGGGCACAAGACCCGTCGGACGAACCGGGGATAACGTCCGACCGGGCCTGCACCATCATGGCTATGGCACTTTGCGAATCGGAGAGCGCGCTTCTTCCGGGAGCGTGTCAGAGCGAGGGACGCTGGGTAGGCCCTGACGGGAAGGTGCGCTGCTCGACCCACCAGATCCAGGAGTTCGGCCACAGCGAGCGACTCGTTCGGGTCGAGGGATACGAGCCGCCGAAGAAGCCCACACAGACACGAAGCAAGGAAGGAGCTACGAATGGCTGACCTGTTCCAGAGCCACTACGACCTCGGCTCACTACGGCGCGGCGTCCAGGACGGCGAAACGCTGTGGAACCTGCTGGCCGAGGACGGGACGATCGCCATTGTCCCCGATCCCAGCGAGGCCGAGGTCGCTTCGGCGCAGGAGGAGCTGACGAAGCTGAACGAGGAGGGCGTGAACGACGACCCCGAGAAGGAGGCCGAGCGGCAGAAGCAGATCGCCGTCGCCTCGCGCACCTCCTCCTTCCAGGCCCCACCTTCGGCGGCACCGATCGAGGTCGAGGAGGACGAGGACGAGGAGAAGGAGAAGGCTGGCAACGGGCGGCGCAAGCCCGAGGTTGTCGAGGCGAAGTAGATGACCCACACCCAGACCACCATCCTGCTGATCGAGGTCGGGATCATCGCCCTGCTACTCGCGCTCGGTCACGTCTACAGGCGACCGTAGATGCCGTGCGGCCACACCCCCCGAGGCTTCACGGACTCGAAGCTGCCCTGGTCTGACGTGATCAACAACAACCCCTGCGGCGGTAAGTCGGTCACCGCCGTCGCAGGGGTTGATGTTTCGGCGGCGGCGCTCTGCCAGTTCCACTGGCAGCAGGCGAACGGACAGGCTGCCTTCAAGGCCCCCATCGTGATCGAGCCGTAGGAGGAGAGATGCCACAGTCCGCGATCGACAGGTTCCCGGCCAACCGCCGCAACGAGCAGATGCAGAAGATCAGCCGCAACGCCCGCCGTCTGCGCCAGGGGATCGGCCAGAACGGTGTCGTCTCGACGGCCCTGGTCGGGCGCAACGACTCGCTGGAGCAGCTCCTCGTCCGCCTCGGGGTCATCCCGATCCTGGTGCTGCCGACGACCAGCTCGCTGATCGGCTCGATGCAGGCGTTCCCTGGACGGAGGCCGTCCACCTCGGAGGCGATCTCGGTCTCGGGGGGAACAGCACCGCAGGGCTTCAATGTCGGAGACCCGGTGCGGAACGTCCCTTTCACCGCTGGTGGCACCGGCCAGGCGGCAACGGCCACCGACACGGTGGACGCCTCCGCCAAGGGCCGCGCACTCATCGACATCCTGCCGTAGCCTGACGGGGTGGCCGCCGCCCCCGAGGTTCTGGAGCAGGTCAACGCGCGGATCGCGCGCCTGCTCGGAGAGGTGGATGCGGCGCGCGCGCACCCCGCCGACCTGCTGATCCACACGAAGGCGATCGACCCGAAGACGGGCGAGGAGTTCTTCTTCCACTTCGACCAGGGCTGGGAGTGGCAGCGCGAGGAGCTGACCTCGTTCATGGAGGGGCAGATCCAGCTTCGCCTGAAAGCGCGGCAGCTCGGAGAGTCCTGGCTCGGGATCGGCTACTGCCTGTGGAAGTGCCTGGTGCTGCCGGGGACGAGATCGCTGTGTGTCTCGATCAACGAGATCGAGGCGTCGAAGCTGATCAACAGGGCGTGGGATCTGTGGGAGTCGCTGCCCGAGCATCTGCGCTTCGACGCGAAGGTGATCAAGCCGATGAAGTTCCGCCCCTCGACCAGGATCGAGTGGGAGTTCCCGGACGGCGAGGTCTCCTCGCTGATCGCCATGCCCTCGACCCCGAAGGCGGGCCACGGGGAGACGGCGGCGGTTGCCTTCCTGGACGAGTTCGCCCGCCACCAGTACGCGGGCGAGTCCTGGAAGGCGTTTATCCCGACGATCGCGGACGGCGGGCAGATCATTGTCGTCTCGACCGCGAACGGGTACGGCAACGAGTTCTACTCGCTGTGGATGTCCTCCGAGGAGCGGGGCCTGAACGGCCACTTCCTCGGGGCCGACCTGCACCCTGGCCGCGACGACCAATGGTTCGAGCGGATGCGACTGCGGCTCTCGACTGCCGACATGGCCGAGCAGTACCCGCTGAACGCCGCCGAGGCGTTCCTGGGCACCTCGGGCTGCTGGTTCAACACCGACTCGCTCTCCTGGTACGCCGACCATCTGCGCGAGATCGCCTTCCGCTTCATCTTCACCGCCGACGAGAAGACGGGGGCGAAGGCGGAGATCGAGCAGCGCAAGGACGGCCTGATCGGGGTCTACGACAAGCCCGAGAAGGACAAGGAGTACGCGATCTACGCGGATGTCGCCACCGGGCGTGGCCTCGACTTCACCGCCGCCTACGTGATCGACCTGGAGAGCGCGAACATCGCGGCGGAGCTGCACGGGAAGATCGACCCCGACCTGGCTGCGGAGCAGCTCCACTTCCTCGGGCGCTGGTACAACACCGCCCGGATCGCAGTCGAGATGGGTGGCGGCTTCGGGGAGCCGGTCGTGATCGCCCTACGCGACGGCAAACGGGGTCGCCGCCCCTACCCGAAGCTGTACCGCCACGTCCAGGACGACCGGCCCGACTTCAAGCAGAACATCACCTACGGCTTCCCGATCACCGGGAAGACCCGCCCGCTGATCATCGGCGGTCTCGCGGAGGCGATCCGGGAGCAGTCGCTTCCGCACATCCCGATGCAGGCGATCCTGGAGTGCAAGACTTTCGTGCGCGCAGACACCCTTCCCTCCCCGCGCGCGGCGGAAGGCACCCACGACGACAGGGTGATGGCGCTCGCCGGGGCGCTGGAGATGTTCCGCCGTTACGGGCATCATCCGAAAGACGTGCGACGATCTCGGAAGCGTGAGCGCAGAGGCTACGTTCCCGAGTACGCCTGGACTTAGGAGGTTCCGATGTCGATGATGCTGCCCCCGGACGCAGGGGCACCCCCGCCGGGGGTTGCTCCAGGAGGGATGCCCCCGCCAGGAATGATGCCCCCCGGCGCGGGCGGGCCACCCCCGGACGCGGGCGGCGGAGACCAGATGGCGATGCTCCAGGCCCTGCTCGGAGGCGGCGGCGACCCTACGGGCGGCGGCGGCGACCCGCTCGCGGGTCTCGCTGGTGGCGGTGGCGACCCTGGCGCTGGTGGCCCGGATTCGCCTGACTCGGAAGGCCCCCCGGCGATCGCAGACTGGTCGCCGGTCGATCACGTCCGGGCGGCGATCAAGCACCTGATGATGGCGATGGCGAACTCGGGGAGCGATGAGCAGTCGCACGGAATCACGAAGGGCATGGCCGCACTCCAGGGCATCCTCGCCGGGGATCAGAAGAACCAGAAGGCGATAGCGAACGCGGGTGGCTGACGAGCGGGGATCGACTGCCAAAGCCAGGACGACCGAGCCTCTTGGCAGTCCTGACTTTCCTGCTGCCGACGAGCTGACGAAGGTTCTGCGCGCGGTCGAGTCCGCCGAGTCGTTTCACAAGAGCTGGACGAGCAAGGTCGAGAAGCGCTACCGCGCCTACCGGGGGATCGCGGAGGCCAAGAAGCCCGACCAGAAGACCCAGGGCTGGCGCTCCGACCTGACGACGCCGTATCTGCTCCAGGTCTCGGAGGGGATGCTGGCGACGATGATGGATCCGAAGCCGAGCTGGGACGTGACGCCGAAGCCACTCCCCGGCGAGCCGTTCGATGCGGTCGAGGGGAGGATGAAGTCCTCCAAGATCGCCGGGAAGGCGCTCCAGTGGGCGATGGACGAGGACAGCTTTGCGCTGAAGCAGCGCCCGTTCATGCAGCAGGATCTGATCGTCGGGGCGACGCTGGCGAAGGTCGTCTGGGCCTACGAGACCAAGGACGCAAACCGCCTGGTGCCGATGAACTTCGAGGTCACGGACGGCTGGGGGCAGGTGATCGACCAGTACCTCGGCCAGGAGGAGATCACCCGCACCGAGGTCGTCCGGGACGGCCCCTCGATGATTGTTCGAGATATGAGGGATTTCTTCTGGCCCGAAGGGGCGAAGGACATCCAGAGCGCCGCCTGGGTGATCGACCGGAGCTGGGAGACCTGGGAGACGCTGAAGGCGAAGGAGCAGGCGGGGATCTACAAGAACGTGGACATGCTGAAGGAGGCCCGCAACAACCAGGCCGAGGCCGACTTCACCGAGCGCGAGCAACTGCTCTGGGCGCGACAGCGCAACAAGGATCTGATCGAGGTGCTCGAATACTGGGAGAACGGCCACGTCGTCACGGTCGGCGGCAGGCAGGTCGTCCTCGCCTCCAAGTTCGACCCGCTGCGGATCAAGTCCAAGCCGTTCGTGATGACCTCCTCGATGCCCGACGCCTTCCAGTTCGTCGGCATGAGCGTGATCGAGTCGCTCGCCCAGATCCAGGAGTACCTGTGGACGCTCCAGAACCAGCGCATCGACGCGCTGCGGCTGCTGACGAACGTGATCACGACGATCCGCTCCGACGTGGACGACCCGGACGCCTTCGAGTGGTATCCGGGTGCTCAGTGGATCGTGGAGGATCCCGGCCAGGTCGGCCAGCTTGCGATCGACGCGACCGCCGCCCAGATCACCCTCGAAGCCGAGGCTCTGCTGAAGGGCGACCTTCAGAACATGCTCGGCGGGCTGCCGATGGCGGGCGGGGTGAACTCAGGCTCGATCGACCAGCAGACCGCGACCGGCATGTCGATCATCACCTCGATCGCGCAGAAGCTGATCCAGTCCCGCAAGCAGCACTACATGTGGGCGTACTCGCAGGTGGGCGCGCTGTTCCTGGGGATGATGGGGCAGATGATCCGCGAGCAGCGGGTGATCCCGCAGATGGGCGCGGAGGGTTCCCACGAGCTGATGACCGTCCACCCGCTCGACCTCCAGGGCGAGTTCAACGTCAACATCGACGTGTCGGACGAGTCGGTCGTCAAGCAGGAGAAGATCCAGGAGTCGATGGCCTTCGTGAACATGGTCGCCCCGATCGCCCCGATAGCGAACATCAACATGCAGAAGGTCGTGGAGCGGGTGCTGACCGCCCAGGGCGTCACCGATGTCGAGCAATACTTCAACAAGGGTGGCCCGCCCCAGCAGGGGCTGATGGCTCCGCCCCAGGGAATGCAGGGCGGCACCCCTCCCGGTCAGCCCCTCCAGGCTGGCCCCCAGCCGCAGATCGGGAACCAGGGGATGACGAACGCGGCGCTGGCAACGCAGATGGGCGGCAACAACGGGATGACCTTGACGCCCGACCAGTTCGCGCAGTCTCAGGTTCAGGCAGCGCAGCAACTAGGCTAGGCCCGTGGGCACCACCCAGGCTCAGGCCGAGCTGAATCGGCGCGCCGATCTGCTCTCCTCGCTGCTCCGTAGTCCGGGCTGGCAACTGATGGAGGAGGAGATCGACCGCAAGATCGAACGGCTGAAGCGCACCGCCACGAACGTCGCGCTGCACGCGGACGGGGCCGACCAGAGCAAGCTGGACATCATCCGTGGGACAATCGCCGCCCTGAACTGGATGAAGGGTGTGCCGAAACACGCCGAAAGCACACTCCAGAGGTTCCTGGCCGAGCACGGATTCGAGGAGGAGGAGGTCGCAGATGAGCGTTGAGGGCGAGCGGGAGCTAGAGGAGTTTTTGGCCGGGGCGCTCTCCGGGCAGGAGCCGAAGCCTGAACCCGAGGCAGAGGAGCCGCCCGAGGTCGTCGTTGACGAACCCCCTGGGTACGAGCCGCCAGCCGAGGAGGCCCCGCCCGCCCCGAGCGCGGATGGCCCCACGGACGAGGAGCCAGCCGACGAGGAGGCCGAGGAGGAGGACGCGAACGTCGTCTGGGCGACGAAGAAGTACGGCAAGAACCCGTCCGCCTGGGCGAAGGCCTCGTTCGAGATGGAGCAGCACATCTCCCGGCTGAACGACGAGAAGAAGAACGCCGAGGACGTTGCGCGCCAGGCGATCGAGTATGCCCAGCAGGCCGAGGCCCAGGCCCAGTCCCAGGTGCAAATGTCCATGCCCCTGTCCGCCGCCGAGGAACAGTGGGTGGAACAGTCGATGGGCAACCCCGGTGCTGCCGCCTACCAGGCCGCGCGCGCAGGGAACGTCCAGCTCTACAACGCCGTCCTCGAAGCGGTCGCCGTGGACAACCCGAACATGGCCGTGCAGATCGGGACGCAGGTGCAGATGGCTATGCAACAGGAGATGCAGCAGCTTCAGGCCGAGCGGGCGCAAGCCCAGCCCCAGCCAGCCGATTTCAACACCGACCTGGGCCAGTCCTTCCAGCGGGTCGGGGTCAACGTCCAGCGCTACGGCCCGGCGATGTGGGAGAAGCTGGAGGAGCTGGGCCAGTACCACAAGTACACGCTGGCGATGCTCGGCGGTGACGCGCTCCAGCGCGACCTCGCCGTCCAGGCGGTCTACGACCTCGTGCGCCAAGGGGAGACGACGACCCGCAAGGTCGTGGACGAAGACCGCGAGGAGCGGATCCGCCGTGAGGGCGAGCTGCGCCGGGACGCGGCCTCGGTCGTCACCGGCTCCCCCCACCACTCCACCCCCCAGGAGTCCCCGCTGATCGCGGGGATGAAGGAGGAGTGGATGCGGCGCGGCCAGTGGACTGAAGACGAGTAGCGCGCTAGGATCCGCGCAGCTTCCACTTCTGCTGCGGTACCAATAGCCGAGCGAAAGAAGCGCGATAGGCCAGGTGCGGAACCGCCATGTGCGGGACTCCCCGAGAGCCGGTAAGCACCAGTCCATACCGAGCTGAAGGAGTTGGCATGGCCGAAGTAAACGTCGGCGCGATGGTCAACACGGACGAGATCGTCGCGGACGAGAAGGTCGTGGACATGGATCCGCAGATGCGGAAACTGGATCCCGACCAGACGCAGTTCACCACGATGACCTCCCGCATGGGTTCGCGCACAGCCACGCGCGAGAAGGTCAACTGGCTGGAGGAGCAGTACGTCAACGACGTGATCACGACCACGGCGGGGTACACGTCGGGTGCGACGACCGTTGTTGTCTCTGCGCAGGATGGGCTGTCGGTGAAGCCGAACGACGTGTACCGCAACATGCGTTCCGGGCAGGCCGTCATCGTGACCGCCAACGCCGCCGGGTCGCTCACCGTCGTCCCGCAGGGCACGAACGCGGCGGGCAACTCGGGCGACAAGCTGTTGTACGTCGGCAGCGCGTACCCGCAGGGCGCGAACATCGGGCAGCCGAAGTACAGCGCCCGCGTTCTGGGTTTCAACTACACCCAGATTTTCCGCGAGCCGTGGAGCTTCACGGGCACCGCCACCTCGATCGAGCTGTACGGCGGGGGCGAGCCTGCGAAGGAAGCGGCCCGCAAGGCGGTCGAGTTCAAGAGGCAGTTGGAGCACAACGGCTTCTTCGGCTCCCGCTTCTACATCGCGGGTTCCGCAGGCTCGGAGCCGCAGGGTGGGGCCGGGGGCCTGATCGAGTTCATCGCCACGAACAAGCAGAACGTCGGCGGCGAGCTGACCTCGGACTTCCTCGACCTGTTCCTGGCGACCGTCCTCTCCAAGGGGTCGTCGGACAAGGTGATCTTCACCGGCACCGTCGGGGCGTACTACATCTCGCGCTTCCACCGCTCGGGCCAGGGCGCGTTCTGGAAGCCAGAACCGGCGAACGTCCACGGCGTCAAGGTGGACGGCTTCATCTCCGGGGTGTTCGGCTACCAGCTCCCCGTCGTCGTCAAGAAGGAGTGGGCGAACTACCCCTCCGGGGCGAACGGGTACAACGGCAACATGTTCGTCGTGGACATGACGAACGTGGAGCGGCGTCCGCTCAGAGACAGGGACACGAAGCTGCTCACCTCACGGCAGGGGCCGGGCGAGGATCGCACGGCAGCGGAGTACTTGGCGGAGATGTCCTGGACGGTCGCGCAGGAGCGCACGCACGGTCTTCTGACCGGGATCGCCTGATCTGCAAGGATGTGGGGGGCGGACTGCGGCCCGCCCCCCACATGCGATTCATCTCCCAGTTCCCCGGCTACAAGTTCCAGGTTCGCCCCATGCGCCAGCAGGCGCTCGGAGACGGCGGCGTCCACGTCACCCAGGAGCCGATCTACGCCGAGTTCCTCCCCGTCCACAGCGGGGCGATGATCTGGGAGAACGAGACCGCAGCGGCGATGCGCCACTTCGAGTTCCGGGGGATGACCCAGGAGCAGGACGAGGCGACCCCCTCCGACCCGATCCAGCGCCTGTCGGTGTTCGACACCGAGGACTTTGCCCAGGCCCAGCAGCTCTCCGAGGACGACAAGGCCGAGGTCGAGGCCCGCCTCCAGCAGCTCTGCCTCGAAGCCCCGAACGAGTGCCTGATGGTGACCGACAAGCCGATCCAGCCTCCCTTCCCGCGCTACGACGACTTCGACGGCGAGCCAGAGCAGCTCATGGTCAAGCTGGTCGAGGACGGGCACGACCTCGACCTCGTTCTGCACTACGAGCGCACCTTCGGGCGCAAGCGCCCGGTGATCATCGACGCGCTGGAGCAGACGATCGAGTTCCGCAAAGAGCAGACCGTTAGTGCCTGACTGGGAGCCGGTCACCGACATCGAGCCGACGCCGGGCCGCTACCGCCAGCTCCCGGACGGACGCAAGATGCACGAGTCGAGGATCACCGTCTCGCCCGAGACGATGGAGAAGATGTGGACGGGCTACATCTGCGCCGCCTGCCTGGAGGATGTCACCGAGCTGGGCGCGTTCCCGGTGCGCTGCCCGAACGACTGGTGCCGCTTCGAGATCCGCAAGCTCCAGCGCGCGCGGCTGGAACAGGACTTCGCGGGCGAGGTCGAGCAGATGCACCGGGAGGGCTGGATCGAGCGCGAGGAGGCCCACCTGGAGCGTCTGTTCCACAAGGCGAAGACCCAGATTCACGTCCGACGCTCGATCTAGCCTTCGGGCGTGGCTACCACATCACAGTGGTACGGCCAGTCCGGGGGCGGGCTGATTGCCCGTCTGTGGGTGGGTCAGCAGATGGGGGTCGTGCTGCTGAACGCGACCTACTCCCCGAACCTGGACTCGCACATGCGCTACTCGGATCTGGCCGGTGCGGAGATCCCCGCTGGCGGCGGGTACACGATCGGAGGCCAGCAGATCACGAACCGCACGGTCTCCTACGACGCGGCAGCGGACGAGTACAACATGCTCGGGGACGACCTGACCTGGGGGCCGGGTGCGACTCTGACCACTCGCTTCGGCGTCATCTACGAGATGACGACGGTGGACAAGTACCTGTGGGCGCTGCTCGACTTCGGCACGCTGATCGCCATTCAGAACGGCGTGTTCACGATCGACTGGGCGACGGGCCTCCTGTCGGTGCAGTCGGCGGGGTCGGCGTGATGTCCGACCCGCCCTCTTACACTGTCACTGTTCTATGAGCCTCAGCGCCGATGCAAAAGCAGCCCGCGCCGCCGCCGACAAGTCGGTCAAGAGCGGCGACCCGAAGGAGCGCCAGCGCGAGCTGGCCGCTGCGGCAATCAAGTTGGAGCAGCAGGTCGAGTTCGAGGACTGGGTGAAGATCCAGGAGGACGCGGGCTACACGGTCGTCGGGGACAGCTTCGAGACCGCGATGGTCGCTGAGGCCGCTGAAGGCCCCACCTTCAACGACAAGCCAGGAGCCGTAGATGGCTGATTTCATCGCGTTCAACGAGGGTCGCCAGGTGGTCGAGGACTCTGGCTGGCCCGCAACCGTGTCCTTCGACCTTTCGACCAAGGCGGTGGCCGCGTTCACGGCTGCCGACACCTACGCGAGCCGAGCGGCGATCACCGGCACCGGCTACACGGTCAAGACGCAGGCGGAACCGGCGGCGACCGGCCTCGGGTCGAAGGTCTTTCCGACGGCGCTGACCTGGGCGACCGGCGCGGCGACGAACTGGCAGAACCCCTGCACGATCGTCGCTCACGACGGCACCAAGATCATCTGTGCCTGGAACCTTGTCGCCGGGGGCGCATCGCGTGACATGAGCCAGGCGAACACGACGCTCAACGTCACGCCCACCTACGCCCCGACGAACCCGCCGTAGCCATGAGCGGCTGGGGGCCGCGTAGCTGATGGCAGTCACCTGCGTCGGCGTCGGCACAGGGCAGTCAACGTCCTCCGCGTCCGTTGCCACTTCGGCTGCGGTCACGCCTGCTGCGAACAGGCTCTACCTGGCGGTCGTCGTCTCGCGGGCCGCGTCGTCCCCGAACATCCCCACGGTCGCTGGCTGTGGGCTGACCTGGGTGCAGGTGGCTACCCGCGTCGATGCCACCAACTTCAGGCGGATCACCGTGTTCCGGGCGATGAAGGCCTCCGGGCTTTCCTCGCAGGTGGTGACGGCGACGATCTCCGGGTCGCAGACCGTCGCGCTGATCTCCGTGCTCGAACTGACCGGCATGGACATCACGGGCACGGACGGCTCGGGGGCGATCGTCACTTCGGCGCAGAACGGCTCCACGACCAATGCCGCTTCGGGTTCGATCGGCATGTCCGCCTGGGCCGATGCGGCCAACGGCGCGGCTGTCACCGCCTGGTGGCACGGCAACGCCGAGGTGTCAACCCCCGACATCGGCTGGACTGAGGTTTCCGACCAGGCGGGCACCTCCTCGACCTGCCTGCAAACGCAGTTCAGAGTCGGCCAGGACACGGCAACCGCCGTCACCTGGGCGGGGTCGGCTACCACCTGGGGCGGGATCGCGGTCGAGATCAAGTACGCCGCCGCCCCGGTCACCTACAACGACACGCCCTCGGGCGGGCTTGTCCTCGGCGGCAGCGTCTCGCAGTCGGTCTCGAAGGACTCGACTCTCAGCGGCGGGATTGCCCTCGGCGGCAGCGTCTCCTGCGCGTACTCGATGACCTGCGGGACACCGCCGGTATCTGGCGGCATCGACGCGAACACCGTGCTGATGCTGCACCTGGATACACCGTGGAACGCGGTCGGCGCGAACGGAACGGCACAGGTTGACACGGCCTCGTCGGTGTTCGGCGGGAGCCTGCTCCTCGACGGCGGTGGCTACCTGACCGCCCCGGACAGCCCCGCGTTCGAGTTCGGCTCGGGCGACTTTGCGATCGACTTCTGGGTGCGGATCGACAGCACGGCAGGCGTCTCAGACGTGCTCGCCAAGCGGCCCAACGCGGTCACCGGCTTCGTGTTCTACCGAACCGGCGCTGACCTCGTGATGTATGCGTCGTCCGACGGCGCGAGCTGGGACATCACGGCAGCGAACCCGTTTGCGACCGGGATCACCCCCGGCACCTGGCATCACGTCGCGCTGACACGCTCGGGGACGACCTGGCGCGGCTTCTGGGACGGAGTGCAGTCGTTCATCTTCACGGACTCGCGCACGATCGTTGACAACACCTATCCGATCTCGCTGGGCGCGAGTTCCAATGGGTCGAATCCTCTCGTCGGCCAGCTTGACGAAGTGCGGATCTCGAAGGGCACGGCGCGCTGGACGGCCAACTTCACCCCTCCAGCCGCGCCCTACACCCGAGATGCAAACACCGTCCTGCTCCTCCATTGCGACGGGGCGGACGGGTCGCAGGGCTTCAGCGACGCCGAGGCCGGGGCGGACTCGTCACCGTCCGATCATCCGCTCCTCGCCCTCAGCTACACCCCGACAATCAGCGCGGCGCAGTCGAAGTTCGGAGGCGCGTCCCTGCTGCTCGATCCAGCCGCTGTGTACTCACCCGACTCGAACGACTGGGACTTCGGCTCCGGGGACTTCACGATCGACTTCTGGTGGCAGCCGACGACGCTCGTTGACTGCTCGATCCTCAGTCAGGCAGCGTCGTATGCGAGACCAAACAACGCCTGGGTGATCGGCGTCACCGATTATGCGAAGTCGCTGGAGTTCGACTACTCGACAGACGGCACCACCGTGATCCAGTGTTACACCGGCAGCTCGTTCATCCCGGTCGTCGGCACCTGGTATCACATCGCCGCTGTCCGTTCTGGCACCAGTCTGAAGCTCTACGTCAACGGGACGCAGAACGGCCCTACATACAGCATCTCGGGGGCCATATTCAACCCAGCCGAGCCGCTGATCATCGGTGCCCGAACGATAGACGGCCCCTGGAACTTCGTCCGCTGCTATCTCGATGAGGTGCGGATCTCGAAGGGGATCGCACGCTGGACGAGCAACTTCACCCCGCCGAGTGCGCCCTACACCTCCGGTGGCGCAGGGGGAGTGGGTCTCACCGGAGGAATCGTCCTCAACGGCTCCTGCTCCTCCTCGTTCGCGGGTGCCGTCATCACGTCCACTCCGAGCGGCGGCATCGTCCTTGGCGGATCGCAGACCAGCGATCGAGCGCTCAGCCTGGCGCAGACCGGGGGGATCGTCCTCGGAGGCTCGGCGGTCACCGTCAAGTCGCTCGCCTACACGGTCACGCCGAGCGGCGGGCTTGTCCTCGGCGGATCGGTCACGCAGAGCACCACCAGGGCCTCGACACCCAGCGGCGGCATCCTCCTCGGAGGCTCGGCTGACACCCAGATCAGCAACGCCTCCTCCCTCTCCCCTTCGGGCGGGATCGTCCTCGGGGGTTCAGCCGCTCTGGCCGGGGTGGCCGCGCCCGCCCCGAGCGGCGGTCTTGTCCTCGGCGGCTCGGTCGTCGTTGTCTACACCTCGCCGGGGCCGATCTACAACTACGCGCCGAGCGGGGGCCTGGCGCTCGGCGGCAGCGTCACCCAGACGATCAGCTTCGCCTACACCGGGACTGGCGGGATCGTCCTCGGCGGGTCAGCGGCCACCGTGCTGGTGCCGCCGGGGCCGACCTACATCTGCGCCCCGAGCGGCGGGATCCAACTCAGCGGCACCTGCACCTCCTCGATCACGACCATCTACAACCTCGCGCCGGTCGGCGGGATCGTGTTCGGGGGCGTGTCGGGAACCGCAGGCGAGGCGGTTGCGCTTCCCCCGATCGTTGACCGCAGCGACGGCGGCTGGACAGATCAGACCGGCGGCACCGAGCTGTACGCCGCGATTGACGAGACCGCCCCCGTGGACACCGACTACATCAAGTCCACGTCCAACCCGGTCACGGCTGACATCTGCGAGGTCGGGTTTCAGCCAGCGGTCGATCCGTTCTCCTCGTCCGGGCATGTGCTCACCTATCGGTATGGCTCCGAGGCGGAAGGCTGGACGACCGTGACCCAGACGCTCTCCGCAGCGCAGGCGGACGCGATCACCCAGTACGGCCAGATCAGCGTCAAGTTCGAGGCGAAGGTCTGATGGCGGGAGTAGACGCACAGACCGTCCTGCTCGTCCACTGTGACGGCGCGGACGGATCCTCGGTGTTCACCGACTCGTCCCAGTACGCGCACGCGCTGACCCGATCCGGGGTCAAGGTCGATACCGACCAGTCCAAGTTTGGCGGCAGCTCGGCGCTGTTCCAGGGGACGACCGGGCAGATGATCGTCGCTCAGGACTCGGGCGACTGGAACTTCGGAAGCGGCGACTTCACGATCGACCTGTGGGCGATGTTCGCCTCAGCCGACATTGACGCGACCCTGGTTGCCCAGTACGGGTCATCGAACAGCGCCTTTCACTTCAGCTACTTCGGCGCGAGCGGGACTCCAGAGCTGTGGTTCAACTACTACACGAGCAGCAGCAGCCCCTACATGCCCCAGGCCTGGAAGCCGGTTCCAGGTGTCTGGTACCACATCGCGCTTGTCCGTTCTGGCAACAGGATCAAGTATTACATCAACGGGACGAACATCACGAGCGGCGGCTTCACGATCGGTAGCGACACGATCATCAACTCGAACCAGCCCCTCACTATCGGTGAGACCTACAACAGCGGGACGCCGATGAACGGTTGGATTGACGAGGTTCGGATCAGCAAGGGCGTCGCCCGCTGGACGACGAACTTCACCCCGCCAACCGAGCCGTATGACGCTGGGACTGCGGGCACCTACGACGACCACCCTTCCGGGGGCCTCGTCCTCAACGGTTCTGCGACCTCCACGTCGTCCGCCGCTGGTGGCATCGGCGGCATCGACGGCTACACCGTGCTGCTCCTGCACGCGGACGGAGCGGACGGTTCTACGGCCTTCCCGGACTCCTCGCCGCACAACCACACGATGACCCGAGCGCAGGTCAAGGTCGATACGGGGCAGTCGAAGTTCGGCGGGGCCTCGGCGCAGCTCCAGGGCGCGGTCGGCCAGTGGATCACTACCGGCGACTCGCCCGACTGGGCGTTCGGGAACGGCGACTTCACAATCGACTTCTGGATCCGCTTCAACTCGGTCTCCGCCGACCAGGTGCTGATCGGCCAGTGGGATGTCTCCGCTGGCAACGGGGGTTGGTACCTGTTGTACCAGGCGAACGGGAACCTCCAGTTCACCTACCGCGACTCCGGTAACAGCGCATGGACTGTGACGAGGAGCTTCGTCCCCGGCGGCGCGGTGGTCGGCACCTGGTACCACGTCGCCGTTGTCCGCAGCGGCGGCGCGATCAAGTTCTTCACGAACGGCACCCAGAACGGCGGCGACTACAACATCGCGGTTGCCTCGCTGTTCGACTCGCCCAATGCGCTGAACGTCGGCAGCTTCACCGCGACCGGCAACACCCCGGCGAACGCCTGGATGGACGAGATCCGCATTTCCAAGGGGGTCGCCCGCTGGACGGGGCCGTTCACACCGCCGACCGGCCAGTACACCCCCTCGGTCGATACCACCTACAACGACGCGCCGACCGGCGGGGTCGTGCTCGGCGGCATGAATGCCAACACGCAGTTGTTCGACCTCACCGAGACGGGTGGGATCCGCCTCGGCGGCGCGCAGACCCTGGGCTACACCCGTGCGAGCACCCCCTCCGGGGGGATCGTGCTCGGTGGCAAGACCCTGATCGGCCCCGCCAAGCTGACTGTCCGCCTGCTCTCGGGCGGGGTCGAGATCGCCTCCTGGCAGCACCCGCTGGTCGGGAACCAGGCCCGCATCTCCTGGGCGCGGTTCCAGGTTCCGCTCTCGGCTGCGCCGGTTGTCAGGGTCACACCCGGCAAGGCGAAGCTGCGGCTGGTGGCGGGGCCGTTTACCACCGTCTTCAGGTTCACGCTCCCGGTTGCCCGTGCGCCGAAGCTGTGGCTGAAGGCAAAGCCCTTCGACGTGATCGACCCCGCCCACCTGGCCGTCCGCAAGCCCAGGCTGAGGCTGAAGGGGAAACCCTCGACGCTCGTGCTCAGCCAGCGGGTCGTGTTCCAGAAGCCGAGGCTGCTCCTGCGCGCGCAGGCGGTCGCGCGCGCAGGGCAGCCGGGGCTGATCCCCACCGTCCCGGTGGACATCCCGATCCTGACCCCGACAGCGCCCTCGAACGAGATCCTGGTTCCGACCGCTGCGAAAAGTACGCTGCTCAAACCGACCGCCATCCGGGGAGTCTGAGAGGCCACATGAACTACAAGGATCTTCAGGATCGGATCATCTTCACGCTCGGGATGCAGGAGACCGTCAGCGTGGACGAGCGCGCGCTCGTCAAGGCGTTCGTCAACGAGGGGGTCACGGACATCCTCGCCCGCACCCGCCCGAACACGCGGGTGATCCAGCTCAACGTGAGTCCGCACACCCCGGTGCATGACATGTCGAACGCGGTCATCTCGCTGCTCGACATCGAGCACCCCGACTTCGGGTTCCTGCGGCGGCTCTCGCGCGAGGACGCGGTGAGCGCCCAGGACGCTGGCTCCCCCGGCTTCGCCTACGAGGAGCCGCTGCTCTGGCTCAGCCCGGTCTCCCCGATCGCAACGGTCTTCAACGCTTACGGCATCTTCCGCCCAGACCCACTCAGCGGAGACCTGGACGACCCGCAGATGGAGCGCTACGGCGGTCTTGCCCCCGAGTTCCACCCGGCGATCGTCAACTACGGGCTGTGGAAGGCGGGCGAGTTCACCCACCACGAGGCTTCGGCGCTGGGGGAGAAGTGGCGGATCGCCTACGAGGGCAAGGACGGCACCGAGGGCGACATCTCCCGGATCAAGCGGATCCTCGCCAAGCGCGTGACCCCGCAGGCCTCGCGCAAGCGTGACCTGACGAACAACCTCGGCTCGCTCTCGCCTTCCGGGTACTACCTGGGCGCATGAAGACCATCTCGATGCTGCCGTCGAAGGTGCGCGGCTTCGCTCGGGACTTCTCAATCGACCAGCTCCCCTCTGGGTTCGTCTGGAACATGGTCGATTACATCCCCGACCGCCACCAGGCGAAGCTGGGCGGCAGGGGAGCGTGGACGTACCTGACGAACGCCCCGCTCGCGGGGATGGTCTGGGGCGGCTACCACGCCGCCTACTCGAAGGGGGCGAGGCTGCTCGTCTGCGCTGCGGACAGGATCTACGACCAGGGCGGCTGGCAGAACCCGGACTTGACCACACAGGGGTCGGCGGCTCAGATCGGGACGATGTTCGCCTCCGGGAAGCAGAACGGGGTCATGCTCCGGGATCGGGTCTACTTCGCGGACGCGACCGGGATCCAGTTCCCGAAGTACGTCACCTTCAACGGCTCGACGTTCACGATCTCCCAGCTCGCGGGTGCGAACGCTCCCCACGCGACCGTGCTCGGGGTCTACAAGGACAGGCTGCTGGGAGGAGGTGACCCCTCGAATCCGACCAGGCTGTACTTCTCCAAGCTGGAGAAGGACGGCGGGCCTCCAGCAGACTGGGACGTGCTCTCCTACATCGACACCTCCCGCGCCATCACGGCGATCATGCCGATGCCCTCCACGATCCTCGTCTTCCACGACGGGTTCACCGAGAAGATCAGGGGGGCGGTGCCGCCGGGCAAGAACATCGACACCGACATGAGCCTGGACACGTTCTCGGCGGCGCTCGGCTGTGTCGATCCAGGCTCGATCGTCGCCTGGCAGGAGAACGTGATCTTCGCCAACATGCACGGCATCCACATCACCGACGGCTCCACCACCCGCTCGCTGACCGACCAGGGCGGGGTCAGTGAGGCGTGGCGGGAGCTGTACGCGCTGAAGCGAACCGGCACCCAGGTGTCCGCCGAGGTGTACCTCGACCAGCTCTACGTGTCGATCCTGACCTCGTACACGGGGAACACCCCGGTCGAGCAGCGGTCGTTCCTGTTCATCTGCGACCTCAGCGAGCGCACCTGGCATCGGTTCGAGAACGTCGAGGCGACGGCGATGATCCGCTCGGAGATCGGGGCCGAGCAGGTCTGGTGGGGGGTGGATCCCCAGAACCGCGCCGCCGCCTACGCGAACAGGCTCGCCCGCCTCTCTCCGATGGTCATGGCCCAGCGCGAGGCGAACACGGAGGCTCCGGTCGCCCCCTACCCGGACATCGTGGACGGGGACACCAACCCGGTTCTGCCCCGGATGGAGACCGGCTGGATCAGGCTCTCGAAGGAGGAGATGGAGAAGCGCATCCGCCACCTCTATGTCTCGCACTACACCCAGTCGCAGAGCCAGCCGACAGCGGATGCGCTGAACGTCAGCGTGAAGGTGTCCCCGGCTCCGTACACCCCGTTCCAGAGTCTCGGCAACGTGCCCGCGTCGTCTCGTTACGTGCGTCGCCGCGTCCGTCTCGGTCGCCCCGCCTACGGCCTCCAGGTGAAGGTCGAGCAGACGATCCCCGCACACCTGTCTGCTCTGTACGACATCGGTGCTGAGGCATGGGCGAATGACGGCGGGAAGCTGTGAGCGAAACCGCGTCCGCCGTCGCCGCGTTCGCGGGCCAGGAAGGCGCGCTCACCGACACGGAAGCGAAGGCGGTGGCGCGGATGCTCTCCGACCCGAGCTACTTCCCGATGGAGTTCCGGGCCTGGATCAAGAACTACATCGAGTCCTCGGACATCACCTGGTCGGCCAGCTCGATCATCGGGGCGGGCGGATCTGGTGCCGCCGCGCGGACGGGGCTTCCCGCCGGGATCATCGTCATCTACGCGGGAAGCAAGTTCGGCGCAGACGTGCTCCCCTGCAACGGGGCGGCAGTCGATCGAGCAGCCTACGACGAGCTGTTCGATGCGGTCGGCGTGTCCTGGGGGCCGGGCGACGGCAGCGCCACCTTCAACGTCCCCGACCTTCGAGACCGCGCGCTCTACATGGCCGGGAGCGTGATTCAGCTCGCAGAGACCGACGGGAAGGTGCTCGGCTCGCGCGGAGGGGCGAAGCACCATCACGCGATCAACCTGCCGACGACCCAGGATCAGGGGCACAAGCACACCGCGAACGGCCTGTTCCTGCTCACCAACGGAGACACGCTCGACGGGATGGGGAGCGGGGGGCTGACCGTGTACCGGGCGAGTAGCTACGACTCGAAGACCGCCACCGGGGGGGCGCACAGCCACGCGGTCGCCGGGGACACGGCGGGCGGCTACGACAACAACCCCTCGTATGCGGGCGTGAACTTCTGCATCTCCACGGGCAAGTCCACCTAGTCCGTCACCCTCTCGGCTTACACTCCCGGCATGACCATCCCGCTGACAATCGGGAACGCGCACCTGTATCCCGGCCAGGGAGGAAGCGGCGGCTACACCGGTTACACGGGTTCAACGAACAGCTACAGCGCTCTCAGAAACCCGGTAGTCAAACCCCCTCCCGGCCCTGGGTACGGCGGCGGCTACGGCGGTGCCACCAACGAGCAGCTCGCCCCCGCGTACACCCCGGCGGGGATCACCGACCCATCCCACGGCTACGGAACCCCCGGTGGAACCGGCAACAACGTGGACTGGGCGAGCATGATCGGCGGCTCCTACGAGGTCAGCCAGGCCGAGGCGATGATGGGCGCACAAATGGCGCGGGCGAAGGCGAACCTCCAGAACTCGCTGCGGATGAACCTGATCGACCTGGGGGTCGGGTCGAAGGCCGACCTTGGTGACCTGAGCAAGTACATCGACAAGGCGACGCTGACGCAGGCGATCAACAACAAGTACAGCGTCTACGCCCAGGTTGCCGACCAGCAGGCGCGCGCGAACGCGACGAACGACGCGCAGCTTGCCGCCAGAGGAATCCTCTCCTCGGGGCAGACGACCAAGAGCACGCAGGACGTAGTGAACCAGGGCGAGCAGGCGCGCTACACCGGCCTGCGCGACTTCCTCCGCTCCGGGCAGACGGGGCTGGAGCACCTTGGCGATGTCGAGTCACAAATGGCGCAGGGTGTGATGCAGGCGCGCTTCGCCGCCGCAGCGAGGCTGGCGCAGCAGTACGCGACTGCTGGCATGGGAGGCGGCACGGCCCTGGGTGGCGCGGCCCCGGTTGCAGCCGCACCGCCCGCAGCAGCCCAGTACGACCCCTACACCGACCCGAACTTCCCCGGTGGCCCCGCCGCCCCGAACTACCCGCTGGTCGGCACGGACTCCGCAGCCTGGCTGAACTGGCTGAAGGAGCACGGGACGACCGGGTACTGATGGCGCTCGCGCTGAACCGATACTCGGCGCTCGCCAACCCGCTCAACTCTCCTTCGACGCCGCCGGGAGCCGCTCCCTACCCGCTGTACTACCCCGGTGCGAGACCGCCCGCGCTCACAGCGAGCACCCCGGCCACCCACTACTCCTGGTACCGGGATCAGATCCAGAAGACCCTGAAGCCGGGGCAGATCCTCGGCTACACGCCGGGACAGGGCTACTACGCGAAGACGGGGATGGCTGTGGCGGCACATCCGACCCCCCAGCTCTCCGAGACCGACCGGCTGCTGAAGCTTCTGTACGGGCAGATCGAGACTGGCCCGCAGCAGGAGGCGCGGGTCAACCGCGAGGTGGAGGCGCAGATCGCCGCCCAGAAGAAGATGATGGACGACGAGTACGCCCGCCAGGTGGCCGACGCGAACGCGCAGGCTCAGGCGATGAACGCCGCCGGGTTGGCGGCAGCGGGGATGTCGAAGGATCTGCTCGGCCTCGTCGGCGGTCAGTACAACGCCGGGGCGCAGGAGATCGCCGGTCTCGCTCACGGCCTCTCGGGCGCGTTCGGTGCGGCCACGGCGGCAGACGTGAAGGGCGACAACAAGGGCCTCGCCAGGGTCGGCGCACCCGCCCTGACCGAAGGCGGTCAGGGTGGATACGGAGGAAGCGCGCAGCAGGCCGTCGAGAACTACCGGGGCGGGACGCTCGGCTCCCAGCTTCTGAGCGGGGAGGGGGAAGCGGAGAGCTTCGGCCTCGCCGGGATGACCGCCGCCCAGACCCTCCAGGCCCAACAGACGGCGCAGGCGGGGCTGATGACCGCGATGCACGACATCCGCGCGAACCAGGCGAAGGCGCTCGACTCGCTCGCCGCTGGGCGCGCCGACCTCTACCACACCTACATGAACGACTCGAAGGATTCGCAGGTGAAGGCGATCTCTCTGATCCAGGGCCTGATCGCCCAGAAGCAGGCGAGCGCCACCGCCGCCACGAAGGCGAGGATCGACGCGGCGAAGTTCAGAACCCAGACCACCCTGGCGAAGCAGCGGATCGCGCTGACGGCTGGGTCGCTCCAGGCCCGGATGCAGAACCAGAGCTTCCAGCAGAACATGGCCCAGATCCGCGAGACCCGGCTCTCGGACGTGTCTGCGGTGAACATGGCAGCGACCAAGCAGCGGCTGGAGAACGCCGCGCTCTCGCTGGCGATCTCCTCGGGCGCGGTCGATGTGAACCGCTCCAAGGCCAAGGGCGTCGTCGTGGACAAGCTGGGCCGCGTGCTGCCGGGCATCGACGGCAAGCCGATCCCCGCCGCTCGGCTGGCGACGGCGGCGAAGACGAAGACGATGACGCCGAACCAGATCGCGGGGCAGGCGGCGAAAGCAACACAGCTCGCCTCCGACCTGTTCTACGGGTACGGCACGAACAAGCAGGGGAAGCGGGTGCCGATCTCACAACTGGGCGGCTTCGACCCCGACGATGCGAAGACCTACGGCACGGGCCGGGTCACCTACACGAAGGCCCTTCAGACGCTACGCAGACAGAAGGTGCCCGAGGCGACCGCCCGCTCGGCGCTGAACGCGGTCTACGAGCGCGGCGACCAGGGACGCCCGTTCTTCTCCCCGCACGAGAAGCAGATCCTCACGGCTGCCTATACCAAGCAGTACGGAAAGGTCGCGGGGCTTCGGCACTACCAGGGCCTACTGAACACCCTGAACACCCAGCTCGCGCACGGGGAGACCGCCGCCTTCGACACGCTGGTCTCGCAAGTCCTCCATGCCGTAGGGCTGTAAGTGGCGCGGACGCCGCGCGCTGGCGCGACAACTCGCACCCGGACTACGGGGGCTACGACCTCGCGGCGCACCCCGCGCACGAGCGCGACGAGCAGGACGGGTGCCGCGCTTCCAGGGCCGCATCGCTCGCTCTGGGGGTCGATCACCCATGCGGTTCACCACCCCGGCCTCTCGGACATCGCTGCGGTGCTGGCCCCGCCGATGGGGGCGGCGTGGCTGGCCGAGCACTCGCACGTCCCCGGCCTCACCCAGGCTGGCCGTGCGACTCAGGCCCTGTTCGAGTCCCCGCTCTACCTCGCCGCCCACCCGAGGTCGGGCGCGCGCAACCTGGGGCAGATCGCATCCGGGCTGATGGAGTCGCCCTACGCGCTCTACAAGGCGAGCGGCCTCAACCCGATCCTCCAGACGGCGGTACATCCGTTCGCCCCGAAGTACACGCGCACGGGCCTGTACAGCAGGGCCACCCCCGGCGGGGCGGGTGGCCGCACGGTGGGAGAGGGCGCGCTGAACGCGCTCCACCTGCTCTGGGAATCGACCAAGGCCGACTACTCGGCGCGCTACGGCAAGAACTGGAAGACGATGGCGAGGAAGGAGCCGCTGTTCAACGTGGGCGACCTGCTGATGGTCACCGGCCCCGCCTCCAAGGCCGCATCGGCGGCGAAGGCGCTTCGGGCGCTGGAGAAGCTGGGGGTCGGGGAGGAGGAAGTCCTCGCCGCACGGCGCGCGATCCTCGACAACGCGGGCGACACGAACTGGAACAAGCTCGGCCCGGTGGACAAGCTGAAGCTCGTCAAGGCGGAGGTTCGCCAGCCCGGCCTGGTGACAACCGGCAAGGCGCGGACACGCACGATCACGGTGCGAAGCGGAGAAGGGGAGCCGATCGTCACCGAGGGGCCAGTCTCCACGACCCCGTTTCGGCGTGGCTTCCAGAGCGCAAACGACGCGCTCGCGCAGACCTTCCCCAACCTGCCCCTGGCCGGGGCGCGCTCGCGCGTGCTGCGAGGGACGGCCAGGCAGATCAGCCGCGCGACCGACCGCGTGCTCGCCTCCATCCCCGGAGCGGAGTCGCTGAAGAAGCTCCCCGCCGCCGGGCGGGAGCGGGCCTACTGGCAGGCGCAGGTCGTCAAGCACCTGACCGACGATGCCGGGAACGTCGTCCACGACCACGAGGCCGCGACCACCAAGCTGAAGCAGCTCCACGAGGCGCTCACCCACGAGTACGGCCACCCCGGCTGGGAGGCGAAGGTGAAGGCGGAGTTCCCCGAGTTCAGGGATGTCGTGGACATGGCGAAGCAGCGCGCCTTCGGCACCGAGACGCTGAAGGGGCTGGAGGACGCGATCAGGTACAAGCCGGGGAAGCACTACGAGAACGTGATCAACGCCCTGAAGCACGCGACCGTCGTGGGTGAGAACTCGATCCGGGACACCGAGGGCTTCTCCACCCTGAACAACGTGCGGACGAAGCTCGTTCAGCGGCTCAGGCTGCTGCCCGAGGGGAGCGAGGAGATCCCCAAAGTCCACGACCACATCGCACAGATTGACGACCTCCTGAACGCGAAGCACTCATTCATCGAGCAGATGCTCACCGGCTCGCGCAGGAAGGTCGTGGACTACATGAACACGGCCCCCGTCCACGACGCTCCCGAGCGCGCCGCCTGGGGGAAGGCGATGGCCGACCTGGGCTGGACGCCGCAGCAGGTCGAGGACGGCCAGATCGCCGGGGATGTCAGAGCACGGGTCGCGCGCCCCGACGACCCCGCCTCGTACTGGGCTGAGCGGATCGGCAGCCCCGCCGGGATGACCCCGCAGCAGGTTGCCGTCCGCGCGCACGCGCTCTGGCAGGACTTCCCCGAGCAGGGGCAGACAATGCTGATCGAGGAGTCGGCGCTTGGGGTGCCCGCGCCGACGAGCGCCTACCACTCGCAGGTTCAGAAAGCGATTGCCGATGCCTGGGGGCCGAAGCCGCTTCGGCAGGCGGGCACCGTCAAGAAGGAGCTGGAAACGAAGTACAAGCAGGAGTACGACAACATGGAGCTGGACAACTTCTTCGGGGGCCGGGACAAGAACGAGATGATCTCCCAGGAGCAGCTCCAGACGTTTCTCGCCACCTCGCTGAACCGCTACAACATCCGCGAGACCCACTTCGTCAACACGGAGTACGCGAGAGACCAGGGGCTGCACCCTCTGTACGGCAGCACAGAGATCGGCAGCGGTTCGGACTGGGGGGATCTGCTGCTCTCGCGCACCCCCGAGGAGGGCGAGTACCACGAGATCCCCTTCGACTTCCCGGACGGAATCCCGCGCCCGACCCCGTACACCGGGAAGGGCCAGGATCACTGGTACCTCCCGAACGTCCCCGGCCACGTCCGCTTCCAGGTGTTCAAGGAGGACGGGAAGCTGAAGTTGCTGATCGAGGAGGTTCAGTCCGACTGGGCCAGGCAGCACACCGTCCAGAAGAAGCGTGGAATCGAATACGGGATGGACGAACCCGGCTGGAACGACAAGTACAACCAGCTCTCTGAGGCTCGGATTCAGGCAGCGCGGGCAGACGACAAGGCCTACCTGGATATGCGGCAACTGGAGAACAAGCGGGACGAGCTGGAATGGCGGGTCGAGCAGGGGAAGAAGGAGGGCTGGGACGCTGCTTCGATCGCTGACGACGAAAACTCGCTGAAAGATTTGCAGGCAGAAGTTCTAGCGGCCCAAAAGCTCACCGAAAAGACCGACGATGCGGTGGAGAAGGCGCGGCTCGCCCTTGCCAAGCACCTGGATACGAAGAAGGGGTCGATCCCGCCGCCGATGATGAACGCAGCGAAGGCCCAGCGGCTCGGTGTCCACCGCATCCTCCGCCACGCCGCCGAGCACGGCATAGACGAAGTGATTGTCGTGGACGGGCACACCCAGAACGCGCGAAACCTGGTCGAGGGGGCCAGCCGAGGCGTCGATGACATAGAGGGGGTCTGGGAGCGGGTGCTCACCCGCCAGTCCGGTGAACCGGCCCCCCTGGGAGGAGGCAGGAGCACCTTCCACCGGTCAGGACGAACGCCCGCAGAGGCACGGGCGCTGGCCGAGGCAGACATCGGGGACACGCACTTCACCCGCGTCTACGAGCAGGAGATCCCCGACCTGATCGAGGCCCGCACGGGGGTCAAGGGGCGAGTAGTCGAGGACGCCTACCAGGGCCACATGGGTACCCAGCACGGACAGAGGACGGAGACCGGCCCGATGCGCGGCACCGTCTACAAGATGAACGACGCAGCCAGGTCGAAGGCGGTCGAACCTGACTTTCTCTACCAGCGCCAGCCCGAGTGGAACAACGTCCCGCGCGGGGCGAACGAGCTGCTGGTCGGCAAGGGCGACCGGCTGATCCACATGTTCCAGAACGCCGACATCTCCACCTGGATTCACGAGCTGGGGCACTCCGCGCTCTACGACCTGTCCGAGGAGGACAGGGGGATCCTGAACGCGCACTACGGCGCGGGCGCGAAGGACATCTTCTCCTGGGCCAACGCCTCGCACGAGAACTACGCCCGCGACTGGGAGCGCTTCGTCCGCACGGGCGACCTCTCCTTCCTCCCCGCTGCCATCTCCGAGGTCTTCCAGCGCATCCAGGGCTGGATGCAGCGGGTCTACCGGGAGGCGAAGAACGCGAACCCGGAGGCCGAGATCCCGGCTCAGGTCGAGGATGTGTTCAGAAGGATGCTGCTCCCGGAGGGCGACACCCCGGACATCTTCATGCCGCACCGCGCCCGCGCCGCGAGCACGAAGGGGACGCGGATGCAGACCGGCACGCCGCGAGCGACGCGCGCGGTCAACGCCGAGGTGGTCGCGCGCGAGCCGTTCTTCAAGCGCAACCGCCTGGCCCTGCTCCGCTCAGGGATGCTCGACCGCGACCCCGCCCACCTGTTCGAGCACGTCAACCGCCTGATGGCGCTCCAGAAGGCGAACCAGATCCGGGAGTTCCTGCTCCTGCACAGCGAGCCGCTGACCCAGACCTGGAACGTGGACTTCAACGACCAGTACGTCGTCAAAGCGGCGGGCACGAACCCGAACAAGGTGCTCTACGACGCGCTCGAAGCCGCCGACAACCCGGAGGACATCCGCGCCACCATCTCCAAGTTCGTGGACGACAACATCATCGACTCGAAGGACAAGCTGGCCGAGGCCTGGAAGGGCGACCAGCAGCTCTACGTGATCGACAAGAAGCTCGCGGACGAGCTGTTCCTGAACGTCACCGGCAAGGTGCCGGGCCAGGCGACCAAGCAACCCGGCCTCCTCGGCCAGGGCGCGGACGCCGCCATGAACACCCTGCGCGGGCTGCTCCTGTACGGCAACCCCGGCTTCTACGTGGCGAACATGGCGGGCAACTTCGGGATGCAGATGTTCAACGATCCCCGCTCGGTCAAGTTCCTGAAGGACGCGGTGACCAAGCGAGGCGACCTTTACCACCGGGTCACGACCGAGATGGGCCGAGGCCCGACCGCAGGTGGACTGAACCCGGAGCGGGCGATGCTGGGCAGGGACATCAGCGGCCACCCGCTCTCGGGGCGGAACCTGTACCAGTCCACGACCAACGCCTTCGAGTGGTGGAACCACAAGCTGAACGTGGCCGGGCGCAAGGCTGGCTCCGTCGTGGACGACCCCTTCCGCTATGCCACCTGGAGGCAGGAGGCCTCCAAGCTCGGCTACAAGACCGACGCCCAGGTCAGGGAGCTGCTCGACCAGGGGATCAAGGACACCCGCGAGCACGGCTTCAAGGCGACGGACACGAAGGCGCTTGGCGACCTGAACAAGATCCGGGACAGGGCCGAACAGCTCATGCTCGACTTCGACTCGCTGACCCCGTTCGAGCGCAGCTACCTGACCCGCGTGATCTTCCTCTACCCCTTCCTGAAGGCGTCGGCCAAGTACCCCTTCTTCTACGCGGGCGAGCACCCGTTCACGATGGGGGCGCTCTTGCAGGGATCGAACGTGAGCCGCCAGGTTGCCGAGCAGTCGCTCGGCCCCCGCCCCGCCCTGCCCGAGTGGGCGCAGGGCTACGCGCGCACGCCCTGGGGGATGGTCAACATCGGCTCTGTCGATCAGCTCAGCGTGCTCGGGAGCGAGCTTCAGTCCATCCTGGGGGCGGGAACCGCCACTCCGGTCGGGGTCAACCGCCCGTTCAACATGCTACATCCGGGTTTGCAGTTGTTGATTGAGCTAGCCCAGTCTCGCAACCGCTATGGCCGGGAGGCGAATGCTGGCAGCATCCTGAAGACGGACGCGCCGCTCCCCGCCTGGATCACCCAGCTCTGGCGGGAGCCGTCCCAGCTCTACACGGGGCGCTCCTACTGGGACACGCTACTGCGCTCGCTGCGGCTCGCCCCCTTCGGGGTGAACGAGGATTATGGTGGCGGCGGTGGCTAGTCCTCCTCCTATCCAGGTGGCGCTCGCGCGCCTCTACGGGACGAAGTACGGCGTCGATCCCAAGCTGCTGCTGGCGATCGGCGGGCACGAGACACAGTGGGGGACGACCGGCGCGGGCCGTCCGTCGCAGGGCGGCTACGCGCTCGGCTACGGCGTCACCGACTCGGGGATCCTCTCCAAGTACGCCGGTCTCAGAAACCAGTACCGCTACGGAGCCTCGACCCTGGCGGGGTGGGGCGTCCACGGGATCGGGGACATCCTCGCCGGGAAGGCGTCCCGCTGGGCCACCGACCCGGCCTGGGAGAGGGGCGTGCAGGGGGTCTACGGCTCGCTCGGTGGCAAGCTGCCGACGGGCCTCGCCAGCGCGATCACGGATGCGGCGATGGGGGGGACGCCGGGAAGGCCGGGGAGGCCAGGCACGAAGGCGGTGTACCAGCCAGCCCGGCTGAAGAACGTGACGAGTCGCGTGTTCGATCCGGGGATGCTGGCGCAGGGGATCTTCGGTGCGCTCGCTGCGGGCGGGACGCCCGATGTCGCCAACCTGGTCGGCGGCTCGTACAAGAACGTCACCACCCAGGTGCAGGTTCCTCGCCGCCTGCTGAAGGCAGCAACCAAGGGTACGCCTCCGCGCCCCGGCCAGCCCGTCGTCGTCACCCAGGTCGGCCCCGGAGGGATCCGCAGCCGTGGCCTGGCGGAAGCGTTCTACGACCCGCTCGGCTCCTGGGACAACAACGCCTTCGGCGGGGCGATCGGGCACCACTCCGATCACGTCCATCTGTCGATCACCAACCCGGCGACGATGATCGCAGCGATCAAGAAAGCGCAGCAGATGGGCCTGCGCGTAGGCGAAAACCCCTACGTCGATCACGTCGATCCCGTCCACGTCCCTGGCAGCTTCCACTACAAGAGCTTCGCTTCGGGCTGGCAGGGTAAGCCACTCGGAGAGGCGATCGACGTGTCCGGGTCGCCCGCGTTGATGGCGGCGTACTACCGCTGGGCAACAGGCAGACGCTGATCCATTAGGATCGGCCTGGCCCTACGAAAGGAGCACGGCATGGCACTTGAAGTTGCAGGAGTGAAGAAGGCGATCAACCTGAGCTGGGACACCGAGCAGGTCGGCGGCGACCTCTGCCGTATCATCGCCCGCAATCAGGCGACCGGCGGCGTCTCGAACACGAACTGGGCGAAGGACGACGGCTACGGCGTCCTCACCTACCCGCTCGACTACGAAGGCGTGACCGATGTTCTGATCGAGGGCACGAGTGGCGGGACGGAGAGCGGCACGGTCACGATCACCGCCGACGGGGCCACGGTTGCCCCGATCGGGGAGCCGATCGACCCGCCCGACCCGGAGCCTGAGCCTGGCCCCGGCGACCCGATCCCGACACACCCGATCTGGGACGAGAGCGCCCCGCACCCCGACCACGGGTTGCCCGGCGACCAGCCCGAAGTCGATCCGGGCGATCTGCCCTACGTCGATCCGCGCGAGAAGTAGCTAGTCGGGCGGCTCGATGTCGCCCTCGAAGCTCATCGCCTCCATCAGGATCGGGATGCAGGCGGCGACGAACTCGGGGTGCGCCATCAGACACGTCCCGATCGAGGAGTCATCCTCGGCATAGAGGAAGATGAAGTTTCGTGGTCGCCCAGTCAGGACTCCGGTGACATTGGAGATCGCCTGATCCTGGGCGGCCACGAAGTCGCGCCCGACGTAGCTCGCACGGAACGCCTCGACACAGTTCTGTGAGCAGAGGTAGTAGCTGCCGTGCAGGCGGCAGCAGAACTGCCCCGCCACCATCACCTTCGCGCACTCGGCGCACGGAGTCTCCTCCGGTACAGCGCTGAACTCAATCCCTCGCAAACCAATCAGCCTCCTCCAGGTCGGATAGGAACTGCTCCTTGTTCATCGCCGCCCAGGCGAAGACGACGGCGATGACGTGGTAGCGCTTCAGCCGGGCGGGTGCCTCTCCGAAACCGAGCAGCGTCGAGAACTCGTCCACCCAGTCGTCCATCACGTCGGAGCCGACCTCGCCGTCGGCGGGTACGACGACGCCCCAGGTGGACACCTTGCGCCGGGGGCCAGGAGCGTCGTGCTTCGCGTGGTCTCGGAGCGGGCGACCGCACTCCGGGCACAGCCCTTCCTGACGGCGGATCCGCTTCGCCTCGGGCTGTGCGTCCACGAGGCCCTTGCGCTTGACGTGGCCGACGTGGAACCACTGGGGGCCATCGTCACCCTCTGCGCCCCGTGCCCACCATTCAAAGAGGCCGCGCTCGGAGTCGTAGCGGATGTGCGCCCGGTGCCCACCGATCCCCCCGGTCACAGCCTGGTGGCAGGCGACGCAGAGGCCGATCGTGTTCTGGACGACTGCACCCTCGACCTCGACCCACTCGTAGTCGCCCTTCAAGAAGGAGCGCGGCCACATGTGGTGACGCTGCTGGGCGGGGGAGGAGCAGCCGGGGGCCGCGCAGGTGCCCTGCACGTCTCCCGGCTTGCCCTCGACCCCCTTGATGCCGGGGGCGACCATTGGGGCCAGGGTCACTTGGGCCAGAACTCCCTCGGCTCGTGCGGGATCATGTCTCGCTGATCGACCTCATCGAGGTCGAGCTGCCGCTCCAGCGCGTCCCCGAGCGTGCCGTCGTTCTCGCCCTCCTTCCACCACCAGCCCGACCCCGGCTCCTCGCGCAGCCAGCCGGTCTCGCGCAGGTAGGCGACGACGGCGGTGTAGGCCTCGACGCCGTTCACTTCCCCTCCAACGCTTCGATCAGCTCGTCCACAACGGTGAGCCACCCGTCGAGGATGTACGTCAGGGTGATGCCGGGCGTGTCCGTGAGGTCGTCCACTTTCACACGCTTTCGCCACTTCTTGATCTCCTCCAGTCGTTCGGGGGTCACGAGCCGCGCTTCCTGCGTGCGATCTGGAACTGCAACTCCCGCCGCATGGCGGTGCCGCTGATCTGGCCTGCCTTGACGAGCTTCTCCCCGATCACGTTCGCCAGCGTCAGATCGTAGGTGTCGGTCAGGCGGTCGAGGGCGTTCACCGTTCCTGCCGGGAGCCTCGCTCCGAGCATCTGGCTGCCGGGGATCGAGACCTTCCACGTCCTGAGCTTCGGTGGCTCGACCTCGACCCAGCTCTCGACCAGCCCGAAGCGGCGCATCCAGGCGAGGCGGCTGCTGACGCACCGCTTCCCGCGCGTCACCACTTCCTTGTCCTCGCCCTCGATGTCCTTCCAGCCGTAGATTCGGGCGGCGAGATCCGTGGGAGTGACCTCGCCACCCAGGTCGAGCATAATCGCCAACAGCTCCCGGTCAGAGAAGTCGCTGATCTGGACGTGGCCGTTGCTATTCATCGCTCACCCGTGCGTAGGCGAGCGGAGAGCGGGCGCGTCCGACCGGCTTCTTCCCGACCACGCGGATGAGTCCCTCCTCGCGCAGCACCCCGATTGTCGTGCGTGCGCTCGTCTCATGGAAGTCCCCGGTGATGTCGGTGACGACGAACGAGCCGGGGACACCCTCGATTGCCGAGAGTCCGTTCAGCTCGTGGGCGTAGATCGCAGCCAGGACGCGGCTGCGGGTCTCCTCGTTCACGCGCGCCTCGCGCTGCTTCGGCTTCGGCGCTGGTTCCTCGGCCACTCCCGCCGCTTTCAGGATCGCCCGCAGACGCCGCGCTTCTTCCTTCGCCTCATCGAGCGCCTGCTGGCGCGTGTAGACCTCGGCTTCGGCCTGGACGAGCATCCGTTCCAGCTCCCCGACCAGGCTGTCGAGTGTTCCGTTCAGGCTCATGGTTCTCTCCTCACGCTCAGCGCCAGGTCGTCCTCGTGCATCATCATCGGCGGCCCCTGGTCGTGGCCTTGCTTCGCAAGCCAAGCCGCCTGGGTGACCGGATGGTCGAAGACGATCTGATTCGGCGCGATCTTGACTCCGTGCTCGGAGCGCAGGTCGGCGGTGATCCGCTCGACGTGCTCGAACTCGGAGACCAGCTTGCCGCCAGCGTCTGACGCTGCGGTCTTGGCCCGCCCCAGCATCGCCAGGGTGAACTCGGTCGGGTCGCGGTGCGACCCAGCCCTCTCCTCACTCATCTCTCTCCTCTCATGCCCATGCCGGGCAGCCTTGCCGCCAGCCACAGAAGTCGCAGGGCAGCATGTTGCGGGTGAAGTCAGGAACTGCCCCATTTGCAGGCCATTCCCCGTCTCCGAACTGCGAGTAGTAGAACGAGATCATCGCCGCCGCCAGCGAGAACAGGTGGTTCATGTTCTTGAACTGCTGCTCGGTCGGCACCGGCACGACCATCGCCTCCGACTCCAGGGCGGTGACGATCTTCGGAGTCTTCGCCCGAGAGACCGAGTGGTACTCGGTCGGCCTGTTCGTGGCGAGCGCGTACAGACGGCCCTGGAGCTGCCACGAAGGCTTCACCTTCGAGGCTGCCTGCTTGCCGGTCTTCGTGTCGATCGTCCGCCCCTCCTCCCAGACATCGACGTAGCCGATGATCGGGACGGGGACGTACTCCATCCTGATCTCGAACCTGTCTTCACGCCCCGCAGGCTGGATTCGAGGAACGACTGTCCTCGTATAAGCAGCCGTGATCCGTTCAGCGTCGGAGCGGGCGGTGTCCAGGTTCGTGTCCCAGCGGATGTTGTCCACGCCGCCTTCCTGTTCCAGCACCTTCGGAACCGCCGCGTCGTGCAGGTAGCTGACGATCTCCGAGAGCGGAAGATCCTGGTGCGAGGCGATCTTCTGCGCGTAGTTGTGATCCAGAGCCTCGTGAAAGAACGACCCGACGACGATCGACTCTCCTGGTCGCTCCTTCTCCCCGAGCAGGTAGCGGTGCTGGAACTGCCGCGCGCAGCGGAACAGCATCCCCACGCTCGACTGCGAGAGGTGGCGGATCTGCTTCGGCCACGGCTTCTCTGCCGCCGGGGCTTGGAGGAAGTCCTGAAGGGAGACTCCCATCAGAACGGGATGTCGTCGTCGCCAGCGAACTGGCCCGGATCGGGCGGCGGGCCTTCCATCCCCTGCGGCATCGCCCGCTGGATGAGCTGCTCGACGGTCTCCGGGTTCGGCAGGCCGTCGTTGTAGTAGGCGACGAGGCGCTCGGAGAGCGTGAACAGGGTCGAGAGGTTGCGCTGCTCCTCGGGCAGGTAGGCGAGCAGGATCCCCGCCACCTTCGAGGCGGTCTGCCGGTGGATCCGCTGCTCCTTCACGTCCCCGCCGGTCTGCTGTGGAGCCTGCGTCGGGACGACCTGGGGCTGCACGACGACCTGCTGACCACCGGCCAGGGGCGGGTGAACCATCGTTGCCATCACCGGCTGCTGCTGCGCTGGCCCCCGCATCGCCGGGGATCCCGGTGCGGGCGGGCCTACCTGGTCGATCCAGAGCGAGCGCACCGGGGTGCCGTCTGGCAGGTTCCAGTGGGACACGTTGCAGGCGAAGGCGATCCGGTTGCCGACCTGCGAGGAGAGGTAGCCAACGATCTGGGCGTCCTTTGTCCACAGGTTCTTCGTGTACTGCGAGCCGTCGGGCGCAACGACCGCCTGGTACTTGTCCTCACCCTTGTGGACAACTCCGGTCAGGGTGCCGACGACCTGTTCGCTCTCGCGCTGCTGCTCGTAGGTGCTCATGCTGCTCCTTTCGTTAGAACAGTCCGGGTTGACGGGGAGAGATCCCCGCCTTCTGCTTGCGGTTGAAGTCCTCGACGCACTTGCCGTGAGCGAGCGCGCCGGTGTTGTGCCAGAACTTCCCTTTCGAGTGGTGCCCGCCGGTCTTGCGGCGGCGGTCGGGATGCCAGCCGGTCGCCTGGTGATAGCGGTCGCGGAGATCGGCTTCGAGGATCTCCTCCCCGCAGAGCGCACAGGTGCCGTACCGGCTCATGCCAGCGCCCAGCCGAGGAGGCTCCCGGCAGCCCACGCGCCCAGGAGTGCCAGCCAGCCCCACGTCGGGCAACCGTTGGCGATCGACAGCCCGAAGATCGTGAAGAAGACGGCGTTCCCGAGCACGACCTCCATCAGCGCATCCTCCTCCTGACCTCCTCCTGGCTGAGCGGCTGCACACGCTTGCCCTGGATCCAGTACCCGTCCGCTGCGGCGTTACAGTCAGGGCAGGGGGCGGTCAACTCGTTGCCGTCTCGATCCTCTCCCACGGTGACGTAATGATCGTCCCCGCAGGTCTCGCAGCCATGGCGGGCGTGGGTGTTGGTCTGCCGCCGCTGCTCCGAGGCCTTCGCCTGCTCCCGCTCGCGCACCTGCGCCGCAGCATCGAGGATGCTGCCCCAGTTCCCGGTCAGCGCCTGCGGGGTCAGCGGGATCCCCGGATAGACGACAGGCCAGGCTGCGGCCCGCTCGTGAATCATCATCGGCAGCGTCACCACGTCGCCGTACAGGTCGCGGAGCTGCTTCAACGCCGCGTTCACACGCCCGCGCTGATCAGCGGTGATCTCCCCGTAGCCGATCCCGCAGACCACGAGCATCGCGTCCCAGGCTTCGTCGCGCGGACGCTCGCTCATCGGATTCGCACCGTCCGGTGCGGCTGCGCGTCCATCGCCCCGAGCACACGCACCCTGGTCGCTTTGTACTTGCGCGGCTCGACCAGCAAGGTGAGCAGCGCACCCCCGTAGGCGTGGTCGTCGCACAGGTAGGCGGGAAGGTTCGGTGCCCAGGCAGCGTCGGTCGCCTTCTTGGAGGGGTGCCGCGCGCTGACCGCACCCGACACGAGCCGCGCCCGCACCCCGAGCACCCAGATCCCCGGCTGGTTACAGCCGGGGATGATGCAGGGGCTAGGCATAACGGTGGTCGAGCATGTCTTCGAGGTTGTGCTGAAGCTCGTCCGCGTGCTCCTTGATCCTGCGCGCGTGGTGCCCCCGCTGCGAACGCGGGTCGATCAGACACTCAGCGTGGTAGCGGATCGAGTCCAGGTGCTCTCGGTTCGACTGCTCCTCGATCTGCCTCACCAGTCGGTCATCGCGTGTCGCCATCATGTTCTCCTCTCCGTTGGGGTAGACCCCGGCCCTCCCGTTGAAGGTCGGGCAAGGTGGTGATTGAAGTCTGATTTTGAAGTGCTTGAATCAAGACCACTAGGCGCGAGCCGCGCTCGCTTTTCCTCACAGCTCCCTCTAGGTCGAGAGGGCTACTGCTGTGTGTCCGCCGCGTCCAGGGTTCGCTCCCTGCCCCCGGCCCCTGCTTCGAGGCCGTCGCCGTAACCGTTCGAGTGGTGCTTGCGCCTTGGCGATCCCTTCGCCCAGGAGCTTCCCGACTCTCGTGGCGGTTGTCAGGTGTGGGTGGGTGCGTTACGCTTTCCTCGCTTTCTCTTTTGGCGGAGCTGAGAGCATACGACGGCGGGGCCGGGTTTACCAGCCCCGCCGTTTTATTTTTCTCGCTCATAGCGAGAATTCCACGCCGATCAGGGCGAATCGCTTGGCGATCGCTTCGAAATCGGCGTCCTGGTAGAGGCGCAGATCCTCGGCGCTGCCGCCCATCTCGGGCGTCCAGGGCATCCGCTCGATCAGCGTCATCCGCTTCAGGATCGCGGACTTCTGGAAGATCAGGCCCGAGCGGGGCACCATCCAGACGCCGCCGTCCACGCACCCGTCCCAGATGCTTTGGCACCAGACGAGGTGCTGCTTGTTGGTCACGATGTCAGGCATGTCTCACCTCCTCCAGAGGTAGGTCGTGTTCTTGGCCTGGAAGGGCCTATCCTCCGGGCCTTTGATGTAGGGGAAGATCCATTTCGGCTTGTGCCGCTGCTCGCTCGGGTACCACTGTTTGCGCCAGTGGCCTGAGACCAGGAAGCGGTGTGTGTACTCGATCGACCCGTGCTCTCCGTCGTGCTCGCCCTTCTGCCGGTGACGGCGAAGCTGGACGACGCGCACGTCGGGGATCGGACGGTTCGGGTCGAGCTTCATCGCGCGCTTGCGCACCGGGCGTGAGGCCTGGGCGTTCGTCGGCTCAGCGATCTTCTGCCAGCTCAGGATGAAGAACGTGTGGATCGTCCGCAGCATCTCGATGCCCGAGGCCATCGCCTCGTCTGTGATCGGGACGCCCTCGTTCATCAGCGTCCCTGTGCCCCAGGACGACTCGCCTGCGTAGTCGTGGTCGAACGTCCAGGCGGTCTCGTGGATCAGCGCGAGCGTCGGAAAGGTCATGCGGATCTGCTGCTCGGCTGAGAGCCGAGCCGGGTCGGCGTTGCGGTGCGCGTAGATAGACAGGTGGATCCCGACGGCGGTTTCCGGGTCGCTTGACCCGGCGGCGATCCCCCAGGTGAACGCCTGCCAGGGCAGAGCCTCCCCGTGGAGGTCGATGACCTCCAGCGGGCGCTCCAGCAGGGCGAACCCGGCGTGAACCGGCAGATCGACGGGACGAAGCGGTGTCGTCGGGAAGCTCTTTTGCGCGTGGTCGAGCAGATCGACCATCCCCTTCGTGATGAAGAAGGGGGCGGCAAAGAGCAGCTTCATCCGCTCGGTCTCGTCAATCGGTGTCGGGGTCGGAGTGTTCTCCTTGCGGATCGCGCTCCAGTTCGCACCGAAGCGCCGCCCGATCCCGGAGCGCCACCACTCGGCGGTCTCCGTCCGCAACTCCAGGGCCTGCTCCCAGGCCTGCATCAGGGTTTCCTCCAGACGTGGCGGCGGGTGTGGTCGATCGGCTCTAGGCCCTGGTCGTCCCCGATGTGGTAGAACGGCCCGACGCTCGGGTCGTCCACCGGGTCGAAGCGGGGGTTCCAGTCCAGCGTCACCATCGCCCGTAGGTGCTTCGGCATCGTGCCGGTGCGCTCCCCGCGCCCGACGATCCGGGCCATCAGGAACATGCGGAACTGCTCGGCCAGCTCGTTCACGCCCTCCTGTGAGAACGTGGTCTGCGGGTCGCTCGGGTCTGCCCGGTCGAGCTGGAAGGCCATTTCGTCCGGGAAGTCGGCTTGCATCGCCGCCTCGAAGAACTCGTTTCGATCCATGTTCTGCTGCGGTGTCGGTGTGCTCATGTGCTCTCCTTCCGGGCCTTGCGCGCGAGCGCCAGGGCCTCGGTCTTAGTCTTGGTCTTGACGATCCGCACCTCGACGTAGCCGAGGTAGCGGGCGTACTCGATCGCCTCCTCCTGGGTGGCGAACGGGCCTCCGTAGCTTTCGATGTAGCGTGGCCCTTGCTCTCCGGGCGGCGAACCGACCGTGAGCATCCCGATCAGGTTTCCGTCCGCATCGAAGGAGGGGACGGTGTGGGCCATCTGGCCCTGGTCGGGCATCCAGACCTTCCAGCGCCCGGCCCGGCCTCTGATCTCAGCGTGCATCAGGTTCCTTTCGTTGGGGTATGGTGGTGCCTTCGATCGGATCGTTGCCATCGGCACGCGATCCTTTCGTTGGGGGTGGGGGCCGGTCTCCCGGCCCCCACACTTTTCAGCGGACTAGGCAGCGACGGCGATCCGCTCCCAGTCCCTTCGGGGCATCTCAGCGAGCGCCCAGCCTGCCTCCTCCAGCTCGACGCCCCGGTCGAAGCTCTTGACCGTGTGCGCCGTGGCGGTGACGGCGTTCAGCGCGCCCCAGCGGCTCATGTCCCCGCCGTTGGCGAGGTTCAGCAGCACCGCCTCGTGTTCCTCGTCGGAGAGCGAGAACGTCGAGGCCAGCCGCTTGGACGCGGCGATGGGCGACGTGATCTTCTCCCCTTCGGTGGACTCGCGCAGCGTGTCCACGACCGACTGGAACGCGGCCTCATCGAGCGAGGCCCTGAGCGTGTCTCTGGCTGCAAGCCAGAAGGCGTGGTCGTCAGCCTCGACGGCCTCATCCGAGAGGATGTCGTCCAGGCGCTTGCCGAGGTGACGGGCGTTCATCACCTTCGACACGACCATTCCGTTCTTGCAGGCGAGCACGAGCAGGAAGCTCTCGATGGCGAAGCTGGCTGCTCCGACCTCGGAGTTCTTGATCTGCACGCCCCACTGGACGGCCTCCCCGACCTTGACTTCCTTCTCCATCCTCGGGAACACCGCCCGCAGGTAGAACCGCTCGTCCGAGACCGAGGCGTTGTGGAAGCTCACCTCGGTCGGCATCCGCTCGAACTCCGGTAGGAGTTTCGTGGCGATCTCGATGTTGTCGAGCCGCCGGTAGCGGTCGGAGAGCCACGCTCTCCCGTTGAAGCTCGTGTCATCGACTGTCCACGAGCGCAGCATTCTCCGCTTCGGCTCCTCGTAGAGCCAGTGGTGGACGTTGCGCTGGAACAGGTCGGGTGCATCGACCTTCATCCGGTCGAAGTACCGCTTCGGGATCGAGAGGTCGGTCGCCATCTGCCCGAGCATGTGCTCGGAGGGGGCGAAGGTCTCGATCCCGTCCTCGCCGTCCACCATCAGATCGACGGAGGGGCTGATGCCCTCCTCGTGGACGACCTCGACCGACATCCTGCGTGTGTCTGCCAGGACATCGTGCTTGCGGTCGTTCTCCTTCACGACCCGTTCGATCAACGCTTCCAGCGTTTCGATCATGTTGCTCCTTCCGTTGGGTCAGCGTTTCAGCGCGGCGATCTCGTCTCTGTCCCAGAGCGTGATCGTTGCGCTGCGGTACACAGGTTCCGGGAGCCGACCGCTCTCCACTCGGGCCGTCAGGGTGTCGCGGGTACGGATACCCAGCTCGTTCATCAGGTCGAAGGAGTCGATCAGCCTTCGGGCTGTCTCGGCCCGAAACGTCTCGGGCGAAACAGTGGTGGTGGTCATTGGCGACCGCCTTTCTGTCGATTTACCATTCGGTAAGTCTACCACACGGTAGATCGACGAGTAGTGGTGGTGGTAGTGGTGGTGGTGGTACGCGCGTCTGCGTAACGCAAAAGCGCGTGTGGACAGGTGCGCCCCGCCCCTACGCGAGGGCGCACCTGCCACGCGGAGCCGTACTGCGCTCCGGGAGGGGCGGCTTTCGCCGCCCTACCCGCAGAGCCTGGCGGCGGTCTCGGGGTCAACCCGACGCAGCTCTTGCAGGACTGCAAGAGCGTGCCGGGCCTCTCGGTCGAACTCGCCGGGACGGAGGGCGTCGAGAACGCCCCCGTTGTTGAGGCGCATCAACTCCTCGACTGCCCCGACCTCACGGTCGGAGCAGCCGCACGCCTTCTGGATGTAGGGCTGATAGCCCTTCACGGCGTGATCGTGTCGATCACGAAGTCGAACGCCGAGCGGGTCTCGGCGTCGATCCGCCCGGACTGCACCTCGTAGTCGAGGTAGGCGCGGATCAGCGTGAGCGCCCGCTCCATGTTCATCGGCTCCTCGATGACCTCGATGTTCGAGATCGAGTAGTCCTCGATCTCCCACTCGATGTCGTCGCCCGTGAAGTAGGCGTTCCGCAGGGCGGTCTCCGCCCTGTCACGAGCGTCGTCCTCCGAGGAGGCCGTGAGGGTGAACTCCACGACGCCGCCAGCGGCGACGACGTGCTCCTCGTCCCACGAGGAGGAGTCCTCGTAGTCCTCGACGCCTTCGGCGTCCTCGACGCCCGAGAGGAAGCCGCTCTGCGGCCCGATGCTGGTGCTGAGCACGAGCGCGCTCTCGATGCGGTACTTGCCTGGCATGTTGCTCCCTTCTGTTGGTGGTGCGAACGCACCAGGAGGGGCAGCGGTAGCTGCCCTACCTGCTACGGCCCCGAGATCGAGACGACCCGCCCATAGGGGACGCGCATCGGCCTCCCCTTGTGCGGGCCGTTCGTCGGGGTGAACTCGACCACGACCCTGAACGTGGTCGCCTTCGGCTCGTCCTCGAAATCGACCGCGATGGCCTTGTAGGTCGGTTCTGCGTTGCAGAACAGGACGGCGTTGTCCTCGGCGGACAGCGGGCCTTCGTTGACGGTTACTGCGTACATGAGGCTCCTTTCAGTGGTGGTGATAGTGGTGGTGATGCTCCGGGGGGGCGGGAGGGCGCAGGGCGGTGTCTCGCCCCGCGCCGCACTCGACCGACCCGGTGCGCTCTCCCGACGCACCCGGAGGGGCACCGTGAGGTGCCCTACCGGCTACGCAAGCTCGACAGTGAGCTTGATCAGCGGCGGATCGACTGGATCGCGCCCGAGGAACTCGACCATCTCGTTTCGGAGATAGATCGTCACGGGGGTCTCCCCGATCGTCGCCTCCGGTTCTGTGAACCGGACAGCGCCCTTCGTGGTCTTGTCGGGTGACAAGGTGGTGGTGATCTTCGGCATGTATTCACCTCCCTCTCGGTGGTGGGGTTCAGTGATTCACCCCTCATAAATGAGGGGGTGAATCACTGGTGCTGGGGCTTGTACGGCCTCACCCCCCGAAGGGGGTGGGCCGGTTCGGTGGACAGGAGCGTTTCTGTCGCTCCCGGAGGGAGCCTGGCGGCTCCTACCGGGAGCGTCCCCTAGAAGGGGAAGCTCAGCCCTTCGTCCCGGTCGGCGCAGCTATCACACTGGTAGCCGCGCTGCCGGTCTGCGGGGGTGAGCCGGTTCGGCTCACCGCAGGTCGGGCAGGGCAGGTTCCGAGGATTGCTCCTCGACGCTGCTCGGAGGGCGCTGTTCCCTCCGGGATCAGCGAACATCGAGCGGTCGTCGTCCTCCCAGGGTGCAGAGCACCCAAAACACTCGCCACAGCGGCACATGGCGGCTCCTTCCTGTCGGGGTTCAGGTGTTCACCCTTCACAGACCGAAGGGATGAACACCTGCGAAAGTCCTGCATAGAGCGGTATTCTCCGCTCCCGGAGGGGCTGCTTCCGCAGCCCTACCGGGAACGCTGCTCAGCGGAGCAGCAGACCGATCGCCACCGCCATCCCGAAGGGGATGGCGGTGACTCCTGCGACCAGGATCAGCGTCAGCAGCACCTCGGCGGCTCGCCGTAGGCGGATCACTGGCCCTCCTCGTCTTCGAGGAGGGCGCTGACCTCGGCGGGATCCTCAGAGATCGTCCCCCCGAAGCTGAAGGCTTCGAGGTCAACGTCCCTGCATGTCCCGCACAGCGTCCAGCACAGATCCGTGTGCTTGTCCATCACGAAGTCCGCCTCCCGCCACGAAACCGTGGCGGAGCAGACATCGCATTCGAGGAGGTTGTCCTCCTCGAACTCGTCGTCGTCCCACTTCGGCCACCCACCAACGGTGGGTAGGCCTCGGAGGGTCTCGGTGGTCGGGACGATGCAAGCATCGTCCTGCTTGGCGGCCTCGTCGTCGTCCTTCCAGGTCTTGTACTGGTAGGACGGGACGTACTTCGGCTTGTACGGCTCGAACTCCGTTCGAGTCAGCTTCCGACCGTCGAAGACGAGCATCGTCCCCTCCGGGACGTACTCGATCTTCGCCTTCTTCGGCAGACGGCCTACATGCTTCTTGTAGGCCACCTTCACCGTGTCCTGCGTCGATCCCCACAGGACGATCTTGTCGGTGACAAGAACGTACAGCGGGGAGGAATGGCCTCGGGCCAGGACGAGCCGCTTGGGATCGTTCGAGTCCACCGCAGCGATAGCTGCGGCACCCTCGATCTCCTCCATCACGACATCGGCCTTGTCCAGCGATCCCAGCGAGGCAAGCCTCGCTGAAATGGCCTCCGAATCGACCTGGCCGAATGGCACCCGACCAGAGAGCTTGAAAAGCTCCTGGTCGTTGGAGACGTGCCCGTTATGCACCACGTAGAACGATCCCCGACGAATCGGGTGATTGTTCTCGTTGAACCCAGGGAGACCCTGGGTTGCGAACCGAGTGTGGCACATGATGATCTTCGTCCCGTTCGGGACGAGACGGCGGTGCTTCGAGAAGTCTCGAACACCGACGGCGGCACGATGCCATTCAGCGACTCCTTTGGAGTCGAGGGCGATAAAGCCCGTGGCGTCCCCTCCGCGATGCTCGATCTTGTCGAGCATCGTGTCCAGCACAGCGTCGAGATCGACGCTGAGCTTCGGGTCGCGCAGGTAGGCACCTGCGATTCCACACATGTGATCTCCTTCCGTTGGGTCAGCCCCGAAGGGGCTGGGAGCAGTCCGCTCCGGGATGACGCTCCTTTCGGAGCGCCACCCGCAGGGGACTACCGCCGCTTGAAAAGCGGCGACCGCCTCGCAGCGGCGTAGATCACCTCGACCTCCTCCGCTGTAAGCGGCAGGAGGGACATGAGGTGGTCGAGCACTTCCCACCGATGCTCAGCATCGGTGGAGCCGTACTCGTTGACCGGCAGCGTGCCGACCGGATGCCGTTCGGCATAGGCCGTCATCGCATGGGCCAGCAGCAGCCAGGCGTGGATCGTCTCAGGCTTCGTAGAAGCGTTGAAGACCCTCCACTCGACCGTGGCGGCGTCGAAGACGCCGCACTCACAGTCCTCCCAGGCTCCGAACTGCGCTGCTCCACAGGAGCAGCGAGTGGCGGAGGCGAGGAGCCGACCGAAGTTCAGACCGAAGTATCGGTCTGAGCGCATCGCCCGGTTGATCCGCCAGGCGTTCGCCTGGTCGATCTTCGGGACGGGACGGCAGTAGCCACCGCCAGAGGGACTCTGGCGGTGAGCATCCCAGCCAGCCGCTGCGATGCCATAGATGGCATCCTCGGCGTAGCAGAACAGCTCGTGGAGAGCTGTCATCCCGACCGGGGAAATCCGCGTCCCATCCTCGGCGGTAGCCGAGATGTGGATGTGGATTCCAGCGGCTTTGCCGACCCGGACAACTCCAGCCTCACGGGCAAGCTGCCTCATGCGGCCAGCAGCCGCTGAGAGCACCCTGACGTGATCTGGCAGAGCCAGATTGAAGCGGGAGTAGATGATCTCCCCGCCGTCTCCCGGTAGGGAGCCGTCGGAGCAGACACCGACCCTTCCAGGGTTCGGTGACCAAGAGTAGTTCTCGATCACCGAGTCCCCGGCGAAGCCGTAGTCGTAGAGCATCTGAGCCGCTTCGCGGCCCCCAGCGATGACCTCCTGCTCGATAGAGCAGAGACGGCCAGGGCGTCCCGTGATCGCTGGAACAGCGATCTCGTAGACGGTGGCCGAGTCGGAGAGCCTCGGGTAGTCCGACCCGGAGGGTCGGCAGCAACTGTCGGCGTCCTCGATCCACTCGTGGCGAGCGCCGCAGTCCTCGCAGGAGTACCAGCAGCACTCCATCGCCTCCTCCTCGTAGAGGTAGGAGGCACCGCAGTTGGAGCAGTAGTGCAGACAGCACTCCACAGCCCCTTCGGGGCTGTCGTGCTCGGCACCACAGTTGTCACACTCGTAGAGTGTGTTGTCGGCGTCGCAGGACTCGCAAACAGCGAGTCCTAGCCGCTCATTGTGGAAAAGCTCGCCGGGTGAGACAACTGCTCCGCAGTTGTCGCAATCGACTTCCTCCACATCGGCACCTACGGTGCCGTAGGTTGAATCAGGCATGTGGATCCCTTTCGTTGGGGCACCACCGAAAGGTGGTGGGAAAGCGCCTATGCTCTCCGTCAGAGCAGCCTTTTCAGGCTGCTCCGCGCAGGGCATCGGTCAGCGGAGCCAGTGGGCCACAAGTGGCCCCCAGCCGAGCAGCAGGATGCTGCTCGCTCGAAGCCACGCGGGCAGGCTGTCCCAACGGGACAGCATCAGGATCCGTGGATTTCGACCAGTTCAGCGATGCGACTTGGCGAAGCCAAGCGCGCCGCTGCCATGTACGTCCTCCCGCTGAGGCGGGAGTAGTACGGGTCGTCCAGGGTGCCGATCCGGTAGGCCAGATCGGTCAGCCTGGCCCCGGTAGGGGCCAGTTGGCCGAGCCGCTCGGCGGCTGCGGCCATGTCGTACCACTCCGAAGGAGTGAAGATCATGGGAGATCCTTTCGTCGGGTCACCACCGAAGGTGGTGGGAGGGCGCGAGGCACTCCGTCAGCACAGCCCTTTCAGGCTGTGCCGCGCAGGGCCTAGACCGGGTGGACTTCGGTGTAGTCACCGAAGGCGTGGCGCATGAGCCACTGTGCCTCGGACAAGTCCGAGGCCTGGAAGGGGCCGACCTCCTTGCAGTCGTCGGCCTCCTCGGGATCGAATTCGATCCCGTCGTCCCACATGACCTTCACGTAGCCAATGAACCATTGGCTACCGTCC